TAGTCACGTATCATTTATAAGATAGTTAAAAGCTTCACTTTTAACTAAGTTATATGAATATCGAGAACTGTGAAGGTCGCGATTTTTTAAAACGAATTGCTAATGGGTCTGTCGACCTCATACTTACGGATCCACCGTATATTATTTCACACGAAACGGGTATGAATGCGTTACACGACGCGATAGAATCGGGAAAAAATCTTAAGAAAACCGAGTCTGACTGGTTAAAATATGTCGAAGAAAACAGTGCTGCTAAAACAACACCGAACGCTAAGGAAAATTATATGAAATACGGTACAATATACGGTACCAAGTATAGCGTTAAGACGAATTATGGCGAATGGGACGAAAACTTTACTATGGATACACTCGACGAGTTTATAAAACTGTTTTATGAAAAACTTCGCGACGGTGGTACGTGTATAATATTCTTCGATGTATGGAAAATATCACATCTCAAAGAACTCATGGAAAAACATAAGTTTAAACAAATTAGGTTCATAGAATGGATTAAAACAAATCCACAACCTATAAACTCGGGTACGAATTACCTGACGAATTGTCGCGAAATAGCTTTACTTGGTGTTAAGAAAGGTAAACCGACGTTTAATAGTAAATACGATAACGGTATATACAAATTTCCAATCCAAGGTGGTAAGAATAGGTTCCATCCGACACAAAAAAACGTTGATTTGTTTCAATCACTCATAGAGAAACACTCTAATAAAGGTGACCTCGTCGTAGATACGTTTCTTGGTGGTGGAACAACAGCTATGGCGTGTACAAATACCGACCGTAAGTTTTCCGGGTGTGAACTTTCGAAAGAATATTACGATAAAATTATAACCCAAGTTGATCCTAATTAAAAAAATAAACAATTAAACAACTAAAATGGGATACCGAGAAGCTATTGCTAAAGTTATTGTCGAAACGCTCGCGTTTACAAAACCGTTCATTCACTTCGATCGTCTTGCCGAGTTAGGTCTCGTTGATGTCACGAATAACGGTGGTTCATGGCGACATACGTTCGAAAAAAACTATAGATTTACAGTCGTGTACACTACCAAACGTAAACCTTTACATACGAATACGATACAAGAAGATAAATCAAAATTTGAAAACGTAGAGAGTTCATTTGTACATTTAAAAAAACCAGAAAATACAGAAGTCCTTGGTTTATTTATTTGGGGTCGTACATCTTCAAACTCTAGGTATATTCCTGTGTGGATACGCGAACGCGTTTGTTATGAAGGGGCGCGGTGTCTCATATGCGACACCGACAGTAGAATTGAGTGTGATCATGTAAATGATGATTATGAAATTCCCCTTGATCAATTAAAGGTTTCTGATTTTCAAGCCCTGTGTCAGTCGTGTAACAAAAAGAAACGAGAGGCAAGCAAGAAAGAAAAGAACAATAAAAAGGGTTTCTATTACCGAGACGTAAAAGACCCGGGTAAATCTGTGATACGTTTACTGTTTGGATTACCGAGCGATTTCGTATTCCCTTTACTGGCCGAAGAAACGATTGGTAAGGTTCGATTTTATCGCAATCCACAACTTGTTAGAGACTTGCACATTAAACATTTACATAGAATTATTTACCTTCGATAAAAATGGAAGGTACATCTTCAACTATCTCGATTACGTATTGTTTTTCATTTTCCGTCGGTGCTATATTTACTACGCGACACTCTTTCGCAGTTAGAATTCTTTGTTCTGAAACTTTACTAATAGGGGCAGCTATTGGTGTACACAACAACGTCCACATATATTAGTATCATAGATTTAAAGATACGACGTGTATATAACATAAAATGTTCTATACACGTGGTATGGAGTTACTATCAGCAGTAACGTCCCTTTTCCCCGTTTTAGTTTCATCATTGTTCCCAATGAGTTACGTATCTCTCTCGTTTATGATACACTGTCCTTTTAAAATTTTGTACCACGTTAACAATGCGTATAGTGCGAATATGTATAGAAGTCAATTAATATACAAAAAATATAAAAGTTTTTTACACGTCGGTTTATCTATACTTTTTTATTCATGGGAAAGTAAAATAAGTTTTTTGAATATATTGTTTCACGCACTTTCCATATCAGTTATACGTAAATGCGAACCGTTGAAAAATGATGACGATAGAATGAAGATAGATACACTTGGGTATATAGGAATATTTGCGTCTACGATCGGTTTATATAGTATAAATAAAATACATTACGTTTTATCTTTGTACTTTTACTTTATATCAAATACTATACACCAAATGGAATTATACGATGGGCTAACGAATAGTGTCGTAAACTTACTACTTATCACACCTCAGTACTTGTTACTTTTAGGGTACGAAACAAGTAAACAATATACTTAATGATTACACGATATACTAAAATAATGAAAGAAACACATAAATTTAAAATAACGGATACCACAACATCAAATGACATGGATTCCTTTTTTTATGACGTATGGTCCCGAAACAAAAACGTTTATATTTTACTAGATACAACGTCGTGTAAAAATGTATCATTAACGCGAATACTTTCAATTAAAAATGTTCTAAACAAACACAGAAACAATTCAAAAAAGTATATAGATCATACAACGATACTGGTAAAATCGCGTTTAGTTAAAAATATATTACGCGTAGGTTTATCTATACTAAGAACCGAGCGACCGGTTTATATCAGGGTACTTTAATTAATTAGTTTTTTTTATTTAACGTTATAAAAATAAAATATTATTAATAAATATAAATAATGAATAGTCAACAATATATCATATTATTTTTAGTCATATTAATAATATCAGCTATAATATTTTCGGTTGTTTATAAAAAAGACGATAAGAAGAAGAGTAATACAAAAGAAGAAGAAGATAAAACCACTGTAAAAATATCAGAGAGTGGTATATATATACCAGATCTCCCAACAACAGAAACTTATATTCAAAACACCATTTATCCTTGTGACGAATTTGAAAATCAGGACCCAAAGGATGAACTATCCGATAAGGAGAAGGAAGACTCTTTAATAATACAAAAGGCGTGGTGTACAGACCTTGGTATCCCTATTGGTGAAAGGGTTGAGGTAATAGGATACTCATCTGACCCATCTATAGATCTAGATGAAACGGGTTACGTGGACATATATAAACCAGATAAAGATACAGGGTGTTTATACGGTGAAGATAAAAAAAGGTGTGTGTATGTACAAAAAAAGGATAAAGACGGAAATACTATAGGTATTGAAAACTATTTAGGTGAAAGTTTTCTTAATAACTACTGGAATGGTTTAGAAGAAAATAGTAAAATGAAAGGTATGTACAAAAAAGAATTTGATGATTATTATGAGTTTAAAATCAAAAACGGTATGTTATCCATTAGACCGAAAGCAACACCTAGAAATTGTAAAAAGGTCACGGGTGAATGGTGGAATTTAAAACCAGGGATAAATGTACCACTTATTATGGGGCTACAGGTAACAATAACGTATTTAAATCTTATGGGGTATAAAAAGGAAGACGTAATATTTGACATTAAATTAAAAACTCTTCCAAGTGAAGAAATAAGGAAAAATACGAGTAATGAAGAGAATGCTATTAAGAAAGATGCACTTACGGATGGTCCGGACATGTGCACTGATGATATTATATACGACCCTGATGAGTTTAGCCCAGATGCACAATCAGACAGGTCAGGACCCCGGGTCGGAACAACCGGAAGCGACCCGGTCGGAACATCGATCGGGAAATAAAAGAAATAAAAAAATTGGAAACTTAATTATATAGAACATGTTCCGTATGTGAAATATAATTAAAATATTCATTAATATAAATGAGTAATACCAATTCGTGGGATATTAAAAGTTTAAAAAGAAATCTAATCAAACTAAACAACGTAAAACAAAGGAAAAAACTAATCGCTTTACACAACAAGGGTCTCGCTTCAAAAAGGAAAGGACTTCGTCCGCGTATCATGTCCAACCGCGAAATTGAAAACCATAAAAAATATATTAAAAAAACCTTGAAAGACATTAAAAATACTAAAATAGATATTACTAAAAAAATAAAAATACTCGAGGCGAACAATCTTACTAATAGTAAAATTCGACATTCAAATACTTTATACAGATTTCTTAACGAACGCAAAAAGCGTGTTAAACCAAAAAGACTTTTAAATAATTTTAAAACTGTAGAAAATAAACCAAGAAATTTAAACCAAATAAACAAGTGGAAAATTGATTATTTAAAACGCGCGATATTCAGGTATGAAGGAAATATAAATATTCTAGACCGTAAGGAGAAAACGGCTATCAATGTAATGAAAAAAAATGGGGAATCAAATACAAGTATTAAAAACAGAAAAGAACTTTTTAATAAAAATAAACAATCATATCAATTGAAGATTAATAATGCTAAAAAAGATTTAAAAAATTTGGAACCTTAATTAATTAGTTTTTTTTAATCTTTCTGCCATATTTATTAAATTTTTATATTTGTTCTTTTCAGCAACTGTTTTAGCAGCTTTAAAACGTTTTTTCAATTCCTTTAACATTTTCTCGTACTCTGAATTATTTACCATTTATATTAACTTATAAGAAAATAATTTAAAATATCACTATATACAAATGGTAAATAATAACACACAAATAAATCGTAAAAATTTAGAAGAGTATATAAATTCTAAAAATAAAATATGTAATGGTTTAGACAAAAGATTATTCATGAACCAACTTGGTAAAAAACCAGTAAGTGAAATAAGAGAGGATATTGATAAGGAATTTAGAAGACAACAACTCCGCTTTTTGGGTCGAGGGTGTGGCAACGGTATAAATCTTCGAAAGTCACAAGGTGGGAAAAAAAGTTTTTTTAGTAAATTTAAACGGGTAAAGGCTTAATTAATTTAAGACGACAAAAACGTCCCATTTTCATCAATGATGAGTTCACCTCGATCGGATAACATACGTCTATTCACCATGTGTTGTTCCTTAACATCATCCTTATTTTGTCCTACATATGGTACGGCATAGCCTTGTTCGCACATCCATTTGTTTACGTTCGTCCAGATACCATCTTCGAATACCCACAATTCACCGAGTGCGCGTCCGTATTTACCTACCGAGTCGCGTTCCTGACATCTCAATTCAATTTCACAATCGTCCTTATCGGATTCGACCGCCTTCGTCACCCATTTAAGAATCTGTTTCTTGGCGTGTTTCCCGTAAACCTTTTCGGTCAAATCACGCGTTCGCGATTCTTCGGTATCGATACCGAGCAATCGCACGCGTTGGCGAATGAGTACATCGAACCCCAAATCAATAAGAACGTCAACGGTATCACCGTCAACGACTTTCGAACACGAGTCGATTTTGTATTTGAATTCACAAGGTTTTTGGTCGTAGGTAGTCATTAGTATATATAGATTTTAGTTGTTTAATCTTTAATTACAATTACAAATACAAAAAAAAATGTTTAATTTAACCTTAGTCGCTGTGATCGTGATCATAAATAAACAATTTAAATATATTGATCGTGATCATATAAAATGAGTAACACATATTTACCAACAGACACAAGCTTGGGTGATAGAGCCATTGGCTATACCGAAGATGGTATAGAAATGCGTAGAGTATATCCAGTTGTTTCAAATAATGGATTCACACCTGAACGAGAATATAATTATTTTAATGATACTATAATACGTGAAAATATAAATCCGATTTACGTAAATCAGGAAGAAATTGGTAAAAAGATATCAGATATATTCGATATTAGAAAAATTGTATCTGCTATGCTTATTGCTCTTACACAAAGTGGTAAAACTGGCGCTATTCTTGCAATTATTAAACATTTTATGGAAAAATGTAATATTGAAATATCTAATATTTTCATAATCACGGGTTTATCAGATCTAGATTGGTTGGAACAAACTTGTGATGCTATACCAAGTATTTTACATAAAAATGTGTATCACCGAAACAATTTATTATCAGAATTTACTGATAAAATTACGAATATGAAAAATGTATTGATTATCATGGATGAAGTTCATACAGCAGCTCAAGAGAATCAAACTGTACAAAATGCACTTTTGTTAGTGAACGAAATTTTAACAAAGGAATACATGATGGAAAATGATATAAAAATGGTTGATGTGAGTGCAACACCTGATGGAATCTATGGAGCAAAACAGAGATGGGGTGATAATCACCAAACCTTTTACATGGAACCGGGTCTCAATTATACGTCGTGTATTGATTATTTAAATCAAGGTCGTATTAAACAATACACGAAAATAACTTTAACTTTATGTGAATTGAAAGCGTATGAAAATCATACGAAAGACATGTCGAATGAAGATAAAAAGGAATATTTTAACGAAAAATATGGAGGTGTTGTAAAGAATATTTTCGATCTTGCAACTGATATACGAACCAGATACAATAATAAAAGATATCATTTTGTTCGTATCGAGGGTAAAATGTATGAGTTCACCAAAGAACTTTTTCATGAATATGGATCAAACTTTTTTGATTATACCTTATACAATAAAGATTACAAAGACGATATTAATAAAATGTTAAAAAATGCCCCAAATAGGCATCATATTATATTCGTACATGAAAAATTAAGGTGTGCTAAAACAATTACAAAAGATTACATTGGTATATTATACGAAAGGTACAGTAAACAAAAAAATGATTCAACTATAATACAATCTCTTCTTGGTCGAGGTACTGGGTATAATGTTCCCCAAGATATCATTATATATACGAATATACCAACAGTTGAAAAGTTTAAACTTCTATGGGAAAATCGTTTTGAAAATTTTGATGAAGTTGGTTGGATATCTAACACAACAAAAGGTAAAAAAACTTTTGCTGATCCTTCCTTAACTGGTTTCGAAAGTGATATAAGTTCCGATTCCGATTCTACATTATCTGAAAGTGAAGATGATTTTGCTTACAGGGTATTTGAAGAAAATGAAAGATTTACAAACTTTAAAGATTTTGTAAAAGATTACTTCCCGGGTTGGAATTTAAAAAGAGATCAAGGTCGGTTTGGTACAATAAAAGATATCAAAGATAATAATTCTACTGTTTCTGATATTCTTATACGTAGAGGAGGTTTAAATGCAAGATCAACAAAACGAATGTACCAAGGCTCAGACAAAAAATGGGTCGTTTATTGGAAAAAATCTGCGTTTCCAGGTGTACCATCCGATGATTAATTACAACTTTACTTTTAATAAAAAATACTATTTACAAATCAAATTCCTTTTTAGTCCCACCATCGTACGCGTTCACAAACCCTGAATCTATCATTTTTTTATTAATCGAAACCATATCCCTTCTATTTTTGTATACGAAAACGAGCGTTCGTCCGTACTTATCGTTTTTCTTACACGAAACCCATACCCACCCGTTTACCTTAAATTTACACTTGAACGGGTTCCATGGAACACGTTTAGACTTAACGTCGTAGCCTAAAAAACTCGCGAACGTATATTTCGCACGTTTTGCCATGGCAATGTGTTTATCCCTATTTTTCATATCTTTCGGTGGTTTCATTTCGGGTGAATCGTACCCAATAGTTCGAAAATTAAATTTTAAAATACGATTGTGAAGTATGATACACGCCTTAAAAGTATCACCGTCGTAGACGTCAGTCACCTTGGCGTACCCTTCATAATTATCGAGGCTAAAAACGGGTATGGATTCATCAGTTATAGAGAGTTTACGTTTGTTACAACAATACATTATATGTTAATTTTATTACAATGTATTCTTTTAATTACAATTTTCTATTATTATCAAATATACGATGACACGTATCACAAAGAGTTGATACTGGGTATATTTTATGCAACTCTATAAATTTTCTAAGGATAATATCGGAATGGTACCCATCGTCTGTACATGATTCCGATATTGCTAGATCTAATATTTCGGGTCGATCTTTTATCGTATGTGCACGCGTTAGTTTACATTTTTCACTTTTTTCGTTGCCACACCCCAAACACGTTGGTTCGGTTTTGAAAAAATTGTGTACCAAATTTGCAGCGTTAGCTTTTGAGTAGTGTGATATATTTTTCGGATCGGTATTTTTTGGAAATGTAACTCTAAATTTTTCATCCATAATTTGAATTTTTGTTTTTTGTAACTTTCCTTCAATAAAATTCGTACATTTTTTCTTCTCGACTCTGAACATGCATGAAGTAATATCACGTAAATTTGTAATATCGTCGTTTATATACAAATCCGATACAAGTTCGCACAAATCGTCCATTATATCATCGGTATTGTCTTCTGTGATTTTCAAACACTTTGTCGTTTCATCGCGTTCGAATTTGTCACCGGTCGTTAAAAACCGATAAACTTCGATCATGGACCTGAACCGAGTACCATTTGGGGAAAAAAAATAATTATCGGTCGAACCTTCGGATTTACCCGATTTCCGGGTTTCGATTTTTACATACCAATCATTACTAATATCTTGTCCCTTGTTTTTGAGATAGGTCTTTAGAGTGTTAAAAACTTTATGATTTTCGGTCGTCATTGTATATTTAAAAGTTTTATTTTTTAATTCAATTTAATACAATTGAGGTTTATCTCATTTTCTGTAAGTTTATACTTATCTATAGTTTTTTGAGACGGAAGTTTATTATTTTTTTTAATATCCCTAAGACATTGTTTACGGTTTAAATTATATATAAATTTTTGATTCTCTTTATTCTTTTCATAACGACTCTTATTTTTTTGTTGTTTAGTCTTACCTAGATTACGTTTGTTTATACATTCGTAAATTTCTTTTCTTTTCAAATAAGTCCATTTTTTTCTAGTACACGTTTCCGGAAATGTTCTATTAAAAATCGTTTTTTGCATTTCCTCTTCAAAGTATTCCCAATCCATGTACCCAACTTTATACATTTCTTTGATCTCGTAAATTATTTTATGAATATCTTGTATTTCGATATCATTTATATATTTTAATTCGTATCCCTCCATACCAAGAAAAGCGTAACCTTGGCAGTTAAATAAAAATCCTATAACTCTTTTATATTTAGATTTCAATAGTTCATTTATTTTTTCGTCAGTTTTCGACTTATTAATGATATCCGAATAAAATATGTTTATACCCCATGAAATTCCATTTACATTTTGTACATGTATCATTTCCGGGTACCTATATAAAAACCTTTTTGCACTCGATGTTAATTTTAAATTACCTTCTTTATATGTTTTATATTTCAAGTGTACATGTGACGCGTAAAATGTTTTAGTCGATTCACTTTCTAAAATATAAAGACATATTGGTGGATAATTTAAAACCATGGTCATTTACATATTATTACTATATATCTTTAATTATCTTTATGCACTTATTGGACCTTATTGACATGTTTTTCTAATATATACCTACGCATGAGAACTTTAAAAACGCAGTAAAAATAAAAATCCTATAATAGTAGTGATAAAAAATTTAAAAAAAAAGCCTAATAAGGTCGAATAAGTGCATAAAGAAAAATGATATTTTTCATTTTTTTAAAATTTATTTTTTCATTTTTTTTCAAATCATGAATTTTAATTTTCTTTATGCACTTATTCGACCTTATTAGGCTTTTTTTCGTTTTTTTTTAAGAGCACTTTGGGTTTTAAAACACTGAAAATTCACTATATTTCCCGAATTTTTTTTAAATTTTCACATATTTTTAAATAATCACCTTCGGGAATGGTACTTGAATTTTTGTCGACGAGTTCCATGATATTTTCCGCCACTTTTTCACTTTCGGTTTTTTTCTTTATACGGCCTCGTGTAGACGGACTATAAAACCCACAATCACTGTCGATAGTACCTGTCCATTGATACCTGGTTCTTAAGTACATCAAAAAATCACCTGTATTCGAATAATATTCGTCACGTGACCAAACTTTATCGTCGTAAAATATATATTTTTTATCTACGATCGAATTTTGTGAGTTAATATCTGACCAAAATCCCTCGTGACCACTTAAATTAAAAAGAGATATTGGATGAATGTACCCATTCTCCAATACTGGTAATAGTTCACTAGAAGATTCATACCCGAGATTATAGTTATATGAAAGAATTGGTGAAGCGTGTATATCTATACTTACTACAGGTGTTTGAAATCTCGGACCATCGTAAGAAATTATTATAGCTAAGTGTTGAGCACTAATAGTGTTAGGTACAGTCGAACGAATAAATTTATTTACATAGGGTTGTGGTCTCATTTCGGTTTACTATTATTAATTATTAAAACTTTAAATATTTAAACTTCATTTAACTCTAATAAAGCGTATTTCATGAATACATTTGGGTTAGGATGGTCCGTCATTACAAGTTGATCTTCTAGATCACCTAGAAACCCTGCTATTTCATGTTCGTCGATGTCATTATATATGTAATTGATAAGTTTCGCATTTCTTGATGCGGCTGCCCCGACCATAGCGTAATGTATACAATGTCTAGGGTAACCACACTCTTCGTATAAATACTTAAATGTTTCTAAACCCGTATCGTGATCTTTACAGAATGCTACCGCAAAACTTATATCGTCTTCATCTTCTCTCATATCATCACCGTCGTTCGGAATGTCTTCGATTATTTGATCGATTTCGTTACGACGTTTTTTTAATTCGTCAAATTCGCCGTTTTCGCACACTTTCCAAATAGATTTCATCATCTTTAAAAATTTTTAATTTTTAATTTAAATATCATGTATATATTACTTAGGTGCATTTTATATTTTTTAAACATTCACCCAAATTTTCGTGAAATTCTCTGAATTGTGTCATTTTAAGTTTAAACGAACGGTCAACCATAGACAGATGTCCCCTATAATTTTCAACCACGTTGTTACACATTTTCATGTATTTTTTACATTCATCCCTTAAATCATAACAAGTTCCTAATAATAAGTTGATTTTTTGAATAGATGGTATGCTATATTTATCGTAGGGAATATCGTATTTATAGCACAGTTGTATTCGAACATCTCTTTCTATACGTATTGTTACGCGTTTTAAAGGATATCGAGATACTTCTTTTTTCTCACGTTTTATTTTTTCTGCCAGAATTAAACAGTCAATTTTACCCGTTTTTCTTAAAAAGCTCATTGATGCATAAAAATCCTCTTCACCGGGAACACGCGGTTGGTTATTTTTTGGGTTTTCTATAGGTATAACGACATGGTTATCGGGTATTATCTCCTCGTTATATACATCCATTAACGACTTACAAATATCTAAATAGTCATTTTCGGGAAACGAGTGATTATTTTTATCAACTAAAGTCAATATATTTTGAAGTTTTGATTTGTCCATTTTTCTTTCAATTTTCATTTATTATTACAATTGAATATCAACTTAGGTTAATTAGACCCAGATGTACTAGGGTACGAATATTCTTTTTCAAAATGTTCGTATTGTTCTAAAAGTTTTTTATATTGCGATTTATATTCAACTAAATTTCTACATACATACATCATAGACTTATCTAATTTATAAAAGTGACCCATTTCTACAGACTGACTAACATGTACGTTATATTTTTGTGTAATTTCTTCTATAACGTTAAGAATCTCGTTTGAAAAATCAACACCTTGCTGTAAATGTTTTTTTACCGAAGGGTGTGGTGGGAATGTGTTACGTTCTTGTTCCATATTTATTAATAATTTATTTACACTTCTACATTGACTAGGGTTCTAGGAAAGTATATAAAATTGGGTGTAGAAGAATTATATCTGTTTCGTATACATTGTATTATCTCATTTGAGTATTCGACTAATTCAAATATATTTTCTAAAATATCTGTCTTATCTATGACCCATTGTCGTAAAAAATCACCAACGGTGTTTGTAAACATTTCTAATATATCGCGTATATCCTGTATTTTATCTTTGAATTTATCACGTTTTTGTAATTCAATTTTAAAATCTTCTTTAGATATATTTTTTAACATGTATGATATACGTAAATGAGTATTATTATCGTCGTATATATTTCCATATTTATACATTATATCTCTGTCAATTTGTCTAAGTAATAATGTTACGTCTAATAATTCATTCGGTGCATTGTTATCGTTTAATTCGATAAACGTCGGTCTACCTCCACAAGGTATATCTGCATGCTCACGCGATCTTTTTTGGAACTCAAAAAAGTGAGGGTTATGTATTCGTCCCGTTTCTATTTTACCACTTCTCCAATCAAATGCTGTGTTACAACTTGTACACCACATTTGTGCACACCCATCAATTTTATGTATCATAATTCCACATTTAGGACACGGTTTCGTATCCTTATTAATTAGTGTAATTGTTTCCACGGTTTTGGGGTTACATACATGTCTTTCTTCTACCTTTTCGTTACAATGTTTACAAAATTGTTGTTTACATAACCCACATTTCCAATTTTCTTCAATGAAACCTCTACACTCTTCGGAAGGACACATTCTAACAAATCTTCTTTCTGATACATCGAATGGTTCGTCGTATTCTGAACGCAAAGTATTCATTTCATAAACCAAATTATCTATTTTATTAGTTAATTCTAATTCAATATCTTGGTACACGTCTATTGGGTAATTCATTATTATCGCATCTCGCTTTTCTAATTTTATATTTTTAATAGATTTCATTAATTCATTATACTCAGTTCTTATTTCACGCATTCTTAGAATACGCTCAACTTTTGGTTGTGTTTCCGGCATTTTTGCTAACTCTTTTTCGAAAAGTATATTTTCTCTATGTTTTTTATATTCAACATTTCTGAACCTTTTTGTACAAAATGAATCGATAAAAGATCTATTTAGTTCATGTTTACAATTCATACAATGTGGATTATCTGTTGATGAAATTAAATAGGTCTGTGTACACGTTTTACACGATTCATAATCACAAAAAGGACACGTTACTTTTTTACGAGTCGTTTTATTTAAATTTTCGCAACAGACTGAACACGTGTACATATATAAATAAAATAACGATTTTTTTCTTTAACTTTTTTTTTCTTATATGTAAGTAATATGTTCTTGCGTAGATTTAACGACTCAGAGTACGAACCACATATACAGGAATTTCTGAAGGAATATTATAACGCAAAGTTTCCATATTTTTCACTAAAAAATGGGTGTTTAGGTATAATACCCAGATATCCCAAACTTATTAGATTAGGTAAATGTAATTTAATAAGAAGGAGTATACGTTCTAAGATAAAACACGTAACACCAACGAGTATTTTATTCATAAACATGTCGAATAAAAGGATAAAAGTTGTTGTTGAGGGTAGATGTACAAAAATGACTGGTTGTGGTATAGGCGCTATGGGAAACAGTATTAGTATGAGCGTTGACCCATCTGAAAATAAGAAACAGAAGTGTGTGATAGAACCCAAAATACAAGAAAATGGTTACATTAATAAATTTAAAAAGAAACGGTGGTTTCATAGATTAATGTTTAACGACGATCACGACACAACCGTGAAAGTATCGGCGTGTTTAAGAGCATCTAGTGCATTGATAGACCCATGTACATATACGTATTATTTAACCGTTTATACTATAAACGAAAATAACAAAGAAGAACCAATTATGGAGGAAATATTACACCATTCCAATTGTGATATTGTTTTCAAAGATAAACACGTCGTTACCAATGGTCTAGAGAAATGGATGAACCGCGAGTGTCGTTAATCCTTTAGAAATGGATTCTTATCAAGCTTCCCTTCATGGAACAAAACTGGGTTATATAATGAACCGTCTTTATAATAGACTTTTGTATACCATGACATTGAATTTGTATCCCATACTTGACGCCTTTTTAAACCACATTTATATATGAGTTTTTCCTGCATGTTATCACCACTTCCGGTAATTTCCCCCGATTTGTTCCCCTTAACGATAGTTTTTGCTTTCTTTTCATCACTAATAGAACGCGCGTAGTTCATCATAACGGACGATAAACCTCTGTGCATGTTTTATTATTGATTAGAATAATTCTTTTAATTACTTATTTCTGTTGGTATTTCGTTTGTTTATTTAATTGTGCAAGACGGGTCTTGACTGTCATTTCAGAAACACCTTCATTGATATTCTTTTTGAGTTTACTTACATTTTTAGCCGCACGACCTTTCATAGTATTATTAACCAATTTCTTGAGATTCGCTTTTTTATTTTTTTGTGGAAGTGGTGGAGGAGGTTTATTTCTCATTGCGTTTATTAACTTTGATTGAACTCGTTTTCTTTCACGGTTCGCTATTTCTTTATCATCTCGGTTCTTCTTTTTCTTCGCATTTACGTTTTTGTTTATATTACCTTTAATTCTATTAAACGCCTGGTTTGCACTCATCCCCTGACTTCCCGAAAATACACCTATTTTCCATTGTTTAAGGTTTGCTTGATCTATATATTTCTTACGATCAGCTTTCGGCATATTAGGAACCTTTTTAGAAATATAATTTGCGAGTTGTTTCTTAACTTGTTGTCGTTTCTTTATATTTTCCGCTTCGTTGAAATTACCGTTTAACTTTTCAGATTTGATTGTTTGTTCAATACTTGGTGCTATATTTTTAATTGGAACACTATAATTTTTGAGTTGGTTAAGTAATTTATTTTTAACTTTTTGGTCCATTTGTACTGACTTAACCTTTTTAGTAAGTGAAGCGCGTAACTGTTGATTTTGTGCCGCTTTCTTTTTATCCTCTTTTTCCCTTTCTTTATTTTCGAGTATTTTTTTATTTTTCTTAACCTTATTTTCTAATTTACGTGCATTTTTTATAATATTGTTTTCGGTTGGTATTTTCATATTCAACCACTGTTGATCCTTTTCTTCATTTTTCCTCTTTTTTTCGAATATTTTTTTTGAATTACGTTTTCTTTCTGATTCTACTAACATCTCTCTTTTGATATTTTCATCTAATTTTGCATTTCTTCTTTCCTTTTCGAGTTTAGCTGCGTTTGCGATACGCTTAGCTTGTTTTTTCTTAGATTCTTCTAAGTTAGCGAGTTTTCTTTTTTCTGCTTCTTGATTTATACGTTTAACCTTATTGTTAATATTTTCTGTATTTTTAGACGAAATTTTATTTGGGGATTTGAGTATTTGTTTCTTTTTATCGTCAATTATTTTCTTAGCTTCTTCCTTTGCTACACTTACGTTTTTACCTCGTAAATGGACGTGGTTATGTAGTAAAGATATATTTCGTATTTTCATAATGTTTTCATAAGTCAATCTTGGGTTAGTTTGGTTTTTGAGAAACTGTTCAAACTCTTTACGAGACTCTTGTCTTTTTTGTACATTATCTGTTTTTTCAGATTCTTTTTTGTTACTTTTATTTTGTTTATTCTTTTCTTTTTTATTTAATTTTGCCTGTTTATTTTCCTTATTTCGTTGTATTTTTTGGATCGCGGCATTAGCATTATTTATGGTGTTATATTTTATAGTTTTACTAAGAAACCCTTTTGTTTTTCGAGTTTCGAAGTTCGAAATGATTTTTTGAATAGTGGGATCGTTGAGTTTATTTTGATACGTATTTCTTAAAGCAATTGCACCCGTTTGTTTACGAGCGAGGTTGGTAGCGTTATTCTTGTTTGCCTTAACCTTAGCGTTATCATTGGATTTTTTCTGAACTAATTTATTCAATTCTTTATCAGCCGTTTTATAATTTATTGTACCTTTATTAAACGCGTTAAGCACAGGTTTCGAGACGGTATTGAAAGTGTTACCATACGAACCTTTATACGTTTCAACTTTACGTTCCAACTTTTCTTTATTTTTTACCTTTTGTTCCGCGACTAAACCCTTATTATTTTTTACCTTTTCGATAGCCTCCTTAACCTTATTAATGTTTGTGTACTCCGATTTTCCATTAACGTACGTTTTTAGTATTGTGTTTACGTTAGCATTTATGGTATTTTCCTCGTCGTTTCTAATACCTTGTACTTCAGATTCGCGTTTTTGCTTATCTTGGTTTCTCATTTCAACGAGTTCATTAATATTTTTATTTGTCGACGTTGGATTTTTAATAAGTTCAACGACGTTTTTGTTATTAAGGTTTAAACCTTGTGCCTTTGCGTATTGTGATAGAGATATACGTCTTTTTTTCTCGTCACCTTCGAATACCAGTGTAATTATCTTTTGTATTTTTGACTCGACACCCTCAATGTCTTTAGCCGCGAATGGTTTTTGTTCGATGAACCTTTCTGCTATTTTCAAAACGGCTGGATTCGTTTTAATATTTTGGAACCTATTTTGTTTTAATAGAGTTACTACTAGATTTTTTCTAGCTTCTTTTTCTTCTTTTTTCTTTTCTTCTTTTTCTTCTTTGTTAAGTCTTTGTTGTTCATTTTTAGCATTTCTATTTGCTTTTTTCTTTTCTTTTCTTTCTTGAGCTTCTGTATTTAAACGTTCCTTTGTTTCTTTGGCGGTAATATTTGCCTTACTTTTAGCATTTCTATTTGAAATTTCCTTCTTAACGTTATTAATTGAAGCATACATGGGCCCGTTACCGTTTTTTGTACCTCCAAAAAAACCTGCTCTAACCTGTTTTTTCTTACCGTTTACGTAATTCGAAATGATTTTATTTTTATTGTTAATAGATACACTATTATAGGTGTTATACGTATTTTTTAACGCGTTACCTTCATTTCTACGTTTAATTGCGTTGTTTTTTTCCTGTTGTTCTTTTCTATTCGCGTTATTCTTTTTCTGCTGTTCTTCAAGATTTTTACTAATTTTGTTACGAATTTTTGTTTTTATGTTTGATAAATTAGTTCCGTTATTAAGCATTTTTATGAACCCGTTTCTTACAGATTGATTTGAAATTTCGTTATCGTTTAGGTATGTTTGTAATTCCTTTTCCTGTTCCCTTTTAAAATTCGCATTCAAGTTTCTAGCAACTGGTGTTCGAGGAAATATATTACCCTGTGTTACCGACGCTTGTGGTGCTTGAGGTTCTGTAGTACTCTGGGTTACCGACGCTTGTGGTGTTTGAGGTTCTGTAGTACTCTGGGTTACCGACACTTGTGGTGTTTGAGGAACTGTATTTGTTTTTTGTTTACCAAATAATGAAAATCTGGAACCTTTAAACGGTGTTTTTTTACCCGGTGTGATTTTTTCAGGGTTATTAATTTTATAAAATTTATTTTTTTCACTGTCGTATTTTTTTTTAAATGTACTGAATGGTTCGTTTATTTTACCTTGTGCGGCCAATTTTTTATAGGCATTTTCGGGGTTATTTGAATAAAATATAACTTTTTCTGCATCACGTGCGGCCAATTTGTTAGATGATAATACGCGATTACTGGTACTACGTCTATTAAAATATTTATTAAATAAATTACTGGGTAGTCGTTCTCTACCCCTGTTTACCATTTTTGTACTACTATATATACCGGTTCGTTCGCCATTTGAATTTGATTTTTTGAATAGTAATTTAGCTGGTTTAAACTTGATTTTTATAGGAGTATTATTATTCGTATTATTTCGCACCCCTATGTTATTAGTCGCATTTCTATTTCTATTTCTATTTACATTTACATTCACGTTTACGTTTCTATTTACATTCCCATTTTTAATAGCGTTATTATTGTAATTTAATGTACTGTTAGAGTTAATATTGTCATAAATAGTTTCTATTTTTCTTTTCGGTATAGTTCGGAGTCGGATAGGTTCATTAATATTTAAACCTCTGAGACGTCTACCTATAATATCGACTAATTGTCTCTTTGTTAGAGCAGGGTCCGCGTGTCTTGATACACCTACCTTTTTTGCGATTCGGCGTATAGATGCAAGTTTGGTCGACGAACTAAACAATTTTTCGAAATCTAATCGTGTTAGTGGTGATTTTCTATCATATAAAAAAGATCTATCTGAACTTATTATGAGAGGTGGTAAAGGTAATTTACCATCCTGTGTAGTCGCATAAACATCACAAATCTGACTTCGTGACAATTTAAGGTCTGCGCCTGTATTTTGTTTAATAAGGGTTTTGAGATCTTTTATATTTATCGTTGGATCACAGGCATCCATATTGTTATAAACCAACAAAAAAAGTTTATAACAATATTACATTTCCATACCTTTTAAATACAATTTCAATTTTTCTTCATACGTCATGTTGAAATTGAAAACATCAACTTGACCTATATCTATATCAACAACTTTACAATTTTTTAATACATTTTGTTGTCTATTATTTAACGTAGACGCTATCAATGCTTCTGCAAATTGTTTTGGGCTTGTTATATCTTGTATGAATTCTGTTTCCATTTTCATACGAATACACAAAACTTTATTTGTTTTCTTGTCGAGAAACGGTGTGGATGGTAATGTTTCTAAAGTACCACCATCTACATACACCATCCCTTCGTATCTATATGAAGAAAATATAAACGGTACTGCTATACTCATACATAACGCATCTATGACTTTCATATTTGGGTGTGTATCTTTTGAAAAATAAACAGTCTTAGACGTATTTACACAAAAGGCGGAAATGTATATTTTCTTTTCTATATCTAAAAAGGTTGGATCTGATTCAAAAATGTTTACAAATTTATCACGTATAGGTTTTAAATCAACTAACCCGTATTTATTCATGAAGCATTTTAAATTAAGTTTGACTAATTTATTACCTTCAAGTTCAGCTAATTTATATAATATATTATCGATACTAAACCCTAATGCTAAAAAAACAGATATTATTGCACCTGCTGATGCACCTGAATATTCTTGTATATTATCGAGTGATTCTTCTATTGTTTTAAGGTATCCTAGCATTGAAAATCCACCCATTGCACCTGGTCCAATAACCAAGTACTCCATTTCATCGTTTAATAATACTGAGGAAATTGCTTTCTCAAAAGAGCGAACACGAGTGCGAACACGAGAGTGTGTACAACGGCGGAAGACAGACTTGTTTGCCCTGACATGAAGAGACCTTTGGATCCTGGTGGTATGTTCAAGAGAATACCTGGACTGAGTATAATAAAGAGCATTGTTGTAACAATTAGGTCTGTTTTCGTGAGAACGATACCCATAGCTTTGGAAATGAGAGAGAACGCGAGGAAGAATACGAGTGCGTGAAAGAGAACTGCAGTTCGACCCGTGAGACCATCTCTGAATGCGATTTTTGAACCGTTTGTTCTGAGAAGAATACCTGGACTGAGTGCTAAAAAAAGCGAAGCTGGTAAAGCGACTTTTTGTGATGTGATATCTGGTAACATGTTTATTTATATATTATAACTATAATTTAATCTAGGACCCGTATTGGGAGTTGTAAAAGCAAAATTCTACAAATTCGTCATAATTTGCGTATTTTAAAATAAGATGTGACATTGTCGCATCGTATAGATACTGTTGTAGTATCCCCCACATATAACGAAGGTGTTCCTGGTGTTTCAATTCCCAATCATTTATATGTAAAGGTTCATTTTGTTCAATAATTTCGTCGTTATCGCTATTATAGGCTTCATTACCGTTCATAGCTTCGTACACGTATTGATTCCAAACCATTATTATTGTTTTTTATCTTTGATACCCGTTAGAGAAAGAGAGGTAGATTCCTTTGTTGGTAAGCTATCGAGTATAACCTTTAAGCAATTTGTAGCCTGGTCTTCGTTTCCTTCAAAATATGTAGTGAGACCTTCCATAACTGAGGTTTTGTTTAAACCTTGTTTCCTGGAACTTTTCTTAACTGAAATTTTACCCTTTTTAAGGTTTATGACATCTAAACCGTTATCTGTCATAGTTTTCTTGACTTGTAATTTTAAAGACTTTTCTGCTTGTACTAAAATCTTTATATCATCTCTGGCTTCTGTAATTTGCTTGTTGAGTTCAACCAATTTAGAGACGCTGTTTGAAAGTTCTTCTGTAGGATTTCCCGACATAATGTTTTATATATAAAATACGTTTTTATTCTTTAATTAATTAATTAACACAATGGGCGACGCATAGTATCTGGTGCTATAGTGGAGTTATTCCACACGAATGGTTCTTTGGTATTTGGTGGATCGGCGCGAATTTGTCTGTTACCGTTTCTCAAAGCGCCACCGACTGTTTCTGGGAAACCAATTTGTTGTCTTGGTTCGAGAAAGTTTTGTCCGGCGAGTATATCTTCTGGTGCAAATTCACCGAAGTCTTCCTGGGACGCAACTTCTTTTGGGAGGAGAGAGGACGCCAAACCGGTACCCGCTTTCATTTCACATCTGGACGCTGGCGCTTCTGTCATCACACCTTCTACTTCTTTCTTAGCTGGTGCACTAAATTCAAACCCTTGTTCCTTGATGGAATACATAGAGGAATAGGAAGTTGTTATGTAGTAAATTGCTACCGCGATAGCGAGGGCGAGAATAACTTTTCTAACTGGGATTTTGTTATATCTCTTCATCATCTTTATATATACTAAATAAATTTTTTTTATTTCGAATCTTCGGATTCATTTTCATCTTCAAACATGTATTCTTCTGGGTAAGATTCGACTGGAGATTCTTCTTTCTCGGGTTCTTCACTTTCATCTTCATGAATTTTTACCTGAACAAGATTCCATGACGGTCCAAATGCTTTCTTAGCAAACCATATTCCTGAAAATTCCACAAATAACGAACAAACTTTCCCTGAACAAAATACAGTATTACTATCAGACAATTCAATTAATTGTTTTTCAGAATCGAAAATACGAGTTGCCTCTATAACATCTGTTGTTATATCTTCGGATTTTGTAAAAGCATTATTTATAATTTTTTCTGGAAGTTCTTTTCCGAACCATTCTTTACTATTTTCTAGAGCCGAAGAAAGAATAGACGCATTGATAGTGTCAATTTTAGACTGGTTTTCTTCTCCTGTGATTTCGAATGATACTTCTCCTGTAGTACTTACATCAACATCTAAAACTTTAACATTCGAAAGTTTAATAAAACATTTTTTGTTTTCTTGTGTGAGCGCCTTAACATGGTACATACCATCTTCACCTTTGATTGGTGTACCGTAAATCATTTATATATTACATTGGTCTCATTTCTTTAAACCAATAAATGGTATCATTGCGGATCTCTCCAGAATTGGTTTAGGTACCCATTGGTCTCTAATAGGTTTGAATCCGTATAATGTTTCCTCCATTCGTACATTATTTATTTTCGATGGTAAAGGTCTTGGTTTATTTGGTCTAAAATTCATTTCGTTACGTACATAGTTTTGGTTTGGATTTGGTCTCCATTTCATTTTTTCCATATTAAAAATCTGATTAGATTGAGTTCGTAAATAGTTCGGTGGTGTTTTCATTTCATTATGGTTTGCCTTTAACCCGTAAAATAGATCTTTACTTAATTTTGGTTTAGAAGGTGTTGTTGTTGATAAATGGTACTTTTTTGGTTTAACTTCGGATGCCCTTTTCATTATACTTGGTCCTACTTTTGTATACTTTCGGAATGTATGAGCAGGTTTACCGAGTTTGATACCAACCTTTTTCGCAATCATATCTATAGAATCTGTACTTAAAATTCTCTTTTTCACCATCAATCTACCCAATGCAAGCATGCGTTTCCTATCCTTTTCACTTTTACCCGGTCTGAGACCCATCTTTTGCATCATGTATATGTCTTCGATGAGATACTGTTTGGTTGGAATTTGTAAATATTTAAATGTTTTTTGGTAAGCAATGTTCTTATTATCATTTGCGTATGTAATTTGTGCACCACTGGTCATATTTACCTTTGCGACATTATATCCTAGTTGTTTTGGACGCATAAATGCAATATCAAGAATACCTCCAAAATTTTTATCTTCAAGTTTACCAGTTTTCGTATTAACTAATCGAAACTTCATATCCAGTGTGAATAATTCAACATCTATGAGTACATTAGACGCATTTTTTACGTTTTTACGTTTAGGCATTAACGAGTACCTTCGTGTAACGTGGTATCCCTTAGACCCTTTACCAGTAGCGCTTGATAGACCGATATATTTCGCAACTTTATAAGCCCAATTTGTTCTATATGCTGCATTTTTCAATTTAATATTTTCCAGACTTTTCACAGTTTCAAAGGTTTCCGTAGTTTCTTGTAGAACTTTATTTATAAGTTTATAATTGTCACGCGATGCTATTTCACCCAATTTATTCCAAAGTAAAAGTTTAACGGCTTGTAATTTCCCGAAATACTTATCATCGGGTTTCATTTTAGGTACAAATTTTGTATCAATATCAGATGTTATTACTTTATCATCCATCTCCAGATAGAAGTTTACAGCTTCACCACCACTAATGAGCAAATCACCCATTGGTTTCAAAAACTTCGTTAAATCGTCTATTATATCATGTAATAACGGACGTATTGATTCCGTGACGAGTACCTTTGCAGCTTCTTCGAACGTTTCGTTTGGGTAAAGTTTTTGTACACGAGCTCTGAACTTTTTCACGTTTTCTCTCGAGTATTCAGAAATGTATTTATAAAGCGTTTTATCACCAAAACATACTTTTTTCTTTACCCAATCCTCTAACGTTTTATCGGAAAAATCGCTAAATAAATAAAAGTAATTTTTAGGTAACCTTTTAACATTCTTTATTGGTAAATAATCACCACTTTTCAAAGGTTTATTCTTCACAGCTGGTTTCTTAGTTACCATTATTATATTGTGTATATAATAATATGGATTGTCAGAGTGATGAAAATAAATGCGACGAAATATTCGGCGAATGTAGATGTTATGCTGATGTAAATTCAGAAAATCCAAAAAATGTACAAATATGTGGGATACGTAAGAATGGGTATGTAGTACCCTGTAAACCAGGGTGTTGTCACGGCGGTTGTCCTGGTCAATGTTTAGGTTCTAAATCACGTGAACCATACTCTTTTGGTAAATATACAATACCAGTCCCATTTGAAAGAACGTTTAAACTATTATTTTTGTCGATGATAATATTGGTTATTTTGAGTACAATTTTAGTATTCAGAAAATGACTTAAAGATACGTCTTCTATATAACATATAAAATGTCCATTGAATCCGTTCTCGAAGAAATCACCGCACTCCGTTCTGATATTAAATCGCTTTCCAAAATTATTAGAAAAATCAAAGCTAAACAAGATGACCCGACAGGTGAAAAGGCGGCGTCTCGTGCAAAGAACAACGGGTTTAATCGTAAACAAGCTATTTCCGAAAAACTTCGTATTTTTCTCGAACTCCCAGAGGGTGAGTTAGTGTCAAGAAGTACCGTGACACGAGCGATTAACAGTTACGTGACTGAAAATAACCTGAAACACCCAGATAATGGTCGTATTCTTATGCTCGATGATAAATTGAAGAATCTGCTTCAACCACCAGCAGATGTCCAAATTACATTTTTGAACTTGCAAAAATATTTGAGTCCTCATTATACTCGCGTAGAAAATGCGTAATAACAACTTAAGTTACTTAAAAAAATATACATTTACATTAATATAAATACAATAGATGATTATTGATAGGTTAAATATAGAGAACCTTGTTGGTACAAAAATATCTAATATAGATTTGTACCAAAAAGCATTCACGCATAAATCGATTTTAAAAGAAAATGAAAATTTAGATGGTTCGTTCGAAACTTTAGAGTTTATAGGCGATTCTGTGTTAGGTTTTGTTATAACTAAGTATCTATTTGACAGATATGAAAATAGACAAGAGGGATTTCTTACCAAGGCTCGTACAAAACTCGTGAGAGGTGAAACACTTGCAAATATCGCCGATAAACTTGAACTTTACAAATGGGTCCAAATGGACGAAAAGGGAATGCGTAATCAATGGAACAAAAATCCAAAAATTCTGGAAGACGTCTTCGAATCAATTGTGGGTGCTATATATCTCGATCTTGGTTTACTTCATGCAAAACAGTTTATATTAAATATATACACGAACCCTGAGTTTATAGATTTAAATTCTATAATGGTAGACGATAACTTTAAAGATCATCTCATGAGATATTGTCAAACAAACAATTTTAATTTACCCGAATATAGGGTTGTATCACACGAAAATGGTACTTTTTATATAGATGCGTACGTAAATAATATGTTTTTAGGAAGAGGTCACGCAAAAAATAAAAAACAGGCAGAACAAAACGCCGCAAAAAGGTTTTTTTATCCACCTCCGCCCCCACCGGGTCCTGCACCAGTTAGACCGGAAAGACCAGAATGTTTACCACCTCCTCCTCCAACTCCCCCTCCACCTTCTTCACAACTTTAATTATACTTAAAAAATAAGGGTTAATATTACCTATAAAATGTTAAAACCGTGTTTATGTATTGCAGGTGGTTTAATAGGTATAGTTGTTGGTATAAAATTGCTTTTCTGGGTCGATCGTTTAAATGATTCGCCACCATCATCACCAACGTGTAAAAAATTGAAAGATGACGATTCAGAAGCACAATATTCTTCGGATGAAGAAACAGTTATTGTAAAAAGAACTCTAACTTCTCGAATGGGGGTTTATGAAAAAAACGAAACTGTAAATATACCAAAATTATCACATATGAAAAAACAAGACCTTATTGACGAATGTGTGAGTAAGAATATTGCTTGTATCGGTACAGTACGTGTTCTGCGCGAACGATTGCGTGTTGCGCGTAATGAAGAAAAGGCTTAAACGTTATCGGCGTAATTAAGATAGTATCATGCACCCAAATGTACAAAAATGGTTAGACTTCGAGTATGCGCCTCAGAAATCACAGGAATGGTTAGATCTTAGAATGGGTATGCTCACAGCGAGTGATGCTGCATCGGCTATAGGTGTTAATAAATATGAAACACCTCACCAACTTCTTTTAAAAAAATGCGGTAAAGGTCCCGTGTTTACGGGTAATGAAGCAACGAGACACGGTGAAAAATATGAAGACGAGGCGCGTATACTTTATGAACAAAGACATAATGAAGTTGTTCATGAATTAGGTTTATGTCCTCACCCAAATTATTCATTTTTGGGCGGGAGTCCTGATGGTGTGAGTGAATCGGGTAAGTTAGTAGAAATAAAGTGTCCCATGATGCGAGCAATAGATGACAGTGTACCAGAACATTACATGCCACAATTACAATTGTGTATGGACATTTTAGATTTAGAAGAGGCTGATTTTATTCAGTATAAACCAGAAGAATTGACTTGGCCTAAACCAAGTGAATTTATAGTAACAAATGTAAAACGCGACCGAGAGTGGTTTGCTAAGTATATGCCAATAATGAGAGATTTTTGGGATAAGGTCGTATACCACAGGGAACACGGTATTGACGATCCACCGCAAAAAAAAACAAGAAAAAGAAAAGAATTAATCCGACCAGAATGTCATATCGAGACCGATCCTGAAGATGATTATTACGATGAATAAATAATAATAACTTTTATGCTAAAATTAAACACAATTTTAACATAAAAATATTAGTTTAATATAAAAATGGTTAAGAATTGTTTGATTTCAAATCTTAAAGATAATGACATTTCACCAAAGGCGTGTAATCCAGTCAGTGAAGACGTATGTAAATCTGGGTTTATGGCACCAGCAGATAAGATAATATTACCAGAAGGTTTACAAGAAGGCGTTTGTTGTAAATGTAAAAACGGTAAAGATTGTAAATATTGTCAAGATGAAAAGAATTGTTCTAGCGAATTAGACATTGAAATGGAAACTAGTGATAAATTTATAACATCAACTTCCCTTTGTTTTTCTGATTCAGAAGAAGTCGGTGATTTAGAAGATGATATAAGCGGTGATTTAAAAGAAGAATTAGAAAAGAAAGAGGATGAAAGAAAAGAAGATGAAGAAGATATGTATGATGATTTGAAATATGGTGGGTATGAACCAGAGTCTCTCGATGAAAAAGATCACTTATTTGGTATAAATTACTGGTACATATTAGTTCCATTAGTTATCGCAGCCGCGTGTATAACATTTTTAACTGTAATGAAAAGTAAAAAAAATATCAGGGTATAATAAATGCAAACGTTTGGTTCAAGAGCTGAAGTGTTTCATGGAAATGCGCTTAAAACAACCGGTGGTCTCGAAAAGAAGGATCTCATCCAGGATAAATATGGTTCAATCGTTAGTAAAGCGGCGAGAGAATCCGCTCTCAAACGTATGAAAAGAGAGGGTAAAAGTGCACTCGTTAAAGTTTTCAAACCAAAAAAGAAAGGGTTTGGTCTCCAACCAAAAGAGGGTACAAAAAAATACAAAACGCTTATTAAGAAAATGTTGTAATAGAGTAAGTAACAATGACACTCACTAAGTGGAATGAATCCATACGGATCGCTAAAATTAAAATGGGTTTAGACCCAAAATCGTACATCATGATAAAAGGCAAACTCCTCAAAGAGGCACAGGCCATTTATCAAATGTTGATACTAAACGAAAAATTATAAAACAAAATTGAATCCCTTAAGTCTCTGTGGCTCATAAACCACGAGTGAGTTAAGTTTCCAAGAAACCCCGAATTTTTTATTCAAGAAGTAGATACTCACCATTTCGACAACAGCTGTTCCTGAATTTCTCGAGTATAGACCATTTGTAATTTCATCGTATAAAGGTTTTTTTTCTTCATCATAAACGTGTGGTTTAACCTTATTATCTATAGTAGAATCAACTTTAATGCGAAACTTTGGTTCACGATCATCGGACGATTCTTTGATATTCGAAAAAAACATTGGTTTTAATTCTTCTACACTCATTGGTCTACCGAAAATATCTTCACTTTGGTCCGAAACACTTTGAATAACTTTATCTTCAACTTCACGCATACACTCATAAAACTTCTTAACAAAGTTACCATCTTCGTCCCATCCTTTCATTGCAAAGTCGATGTTATACTTGGTTGGACCAACCTCAGGTGTGAATCCCGAAATACCAAACGGCATATACATGCGTGGAAAAATGATTTTCATCGATTTATCTTCGATATTACACAAAGAAATCTTTCGACCATCGTAGTTGGCAATTTTCAAGGTATCTTTAGCGTTTATAAACTTTGCCATGATTGTATAAATGTATATGTACCGTAAGCTTTAACCTTCTATTTATTAAAATTATTTTTTATATTTTATAGTTTTATTGCTTTTATAGTTTTTATTGTTTTTATTGTTTAATTTTATAAGCCAAGTATTTAAATAATTTTTAAAAACTTTCATATTTTTTTTCTCCTGTTCTAATCCATTTAGTTCTGCGTACGTAAAAAGTTTTTTCTGTTCTAAAAAATCACTTCTAAGTTTACTTAATTTCTGTTTTTCACGTTTATCTGGTTCTTCCGTAGATAATTTTCGTAAACGTCTTATTATAATATTTTCAAGATTTTTTCGTTCAAGATTTCCTGTTGGCATTTATATATACTAATATTACTTTTTCGTTGGTGTTAAAAATGTACTTAACCCACTGTTAACATTTTTAGCACGTTGAGATTTAGTTGGTGTTAATGTTTCAGAAGCGGTCTTAAATGCATTTTTTAAAGTTTTCCTGAAAGGACTTGTCATACTGTTTACTACTCTTGTAGCAAACCCTGGAGAAACGGGTGATCTTTTTGGATTCGACTTGTTTGGTGTTGTTGCCATTTATATTATCTATTATTATTATTATTATTATTACTATTCGTATTTTGGTTTGATAAAAAACCAGATGCCCATCCAAACATAGTTGCTATAAATCCCTGACTTAACTGATTTCGTGGTGGTATTGTTATACGCCGCCGAAGACGTCTTTGTTGAGGTGGTTTTGTTTTACGATTTAAAACCGATTTTGGACTAACCTGTTGATTATTATTACTACTTTCTGAATTTGAATTAGTGTTATTGTTTCTAATACGTCTCGGCATTTATATATTATAATATTTTATATGAACTGGTTAAGACTCAAAATCATAGAGATACATGTTTCGTATATGATAATGAGGTACAATTTTAAAATGTTGTTATATACAAATGTCAGACGATAAAACTAAAAAATCCATTAAGAAAAAGATCACAAATACGGTTAAGAAAGCTGTCAAGAAAGTGAAAGGTGCGCCTAAACGAGCAACATGGAAATTGAAAAAGGCGCTTGCAAATAAACAAGCGATAAATTATGAAACGAAGTCAGGAAAACCTTTACATTTAGTAAGAGCGAGCCTTGGTTATAGAAATAATACTACTGCAAAAAACCAAAAAACTGAAATGTTATACCGTCTCGCTAAAATGAACTTAAACAATTTAAATCGAGGTGGTCTTCAAAATTTTAGACGTAAACCTAAAGAAAAAAATATGGAATTAACGGGGTATAATTATTATAATTTGTCTAGATACAGAGATAGTCACGACAAAATAAATACTGTAAGTATACCTAAAAAGAAACGAGATGCATTGAGAAAAAAACTCGAAACAAAAATAAAAACGAGAGAAAAAGAACTCGATAAAATAAATGTTAATGCTTGGGTAAAAGCTGCTCGAAATAGAGCGAATATCGAGAAAAGAAAAGTTTCAGCTATCAAATCTATTAATTCTTTACCGACAAACATGCAAGAAATAATTAAACAAAAATACAAAGAAGGTGAATTTAAAAAAATAAATAATATATTAGCTAAAAAAAATACAAACAAATTATTTATATATGGACACCCTAACGCATCTAAAAAATTAAAATCTCTTATGTTTAAAGAAATTCAAGCTAAAAGACCGAATTTACCAAATTTACCATCTAATATTAAAAAAGAAATATTTAAACGTTCTCTTACTAATAATGAAAAAAATATATATAATAGTAACAAAAAAAGGAAAAACTCACCTAAATATATGTATAATCACACAACTGCCAAGACACCGTTCCAACGGAGTATTATTAAGCGGAACACATAGAACACTCCGCTTCTAAACTAAACTGGATCGGGCGCGATTTTGCTTTACTTCTAAGGTAATACATGCCTGTTTTCAAACCCTGTTTCCACGCGTACATGTGCATAGACGAAAGTTTTGAAACCGTCGGACTCTCGACGAATAAGTTCATACTTTGACTTTGGTCTATATATACACCTCTATCAGCAGCCATATCAATGATTGTTTTCTGACTCATTTCCCATACCGTTTTATATAGTTCTTTGAGATCATCGGGAATATCAATAATGTTTTGAACGGACCCGTTTGCCTTAACCATGAGATCTTTCATTTCTTTTGACCAGAGCCCGATTTTCTTTAAATCGTTCACCAAATGTTTGTTTACGACGACGAATTCACCCGCAAGTGTTCTTCTCAAATAAATATTTGTTGTGTATGGTTCGAAACACTCGTTGTTCCCTAAAATCTGGGACGTTGAGGCTGTAGGCATAGGTGCGAGTAAAAGACTGTTTCTCGTACCCTTTTTAACGAGTTTACGCATAGCATTCCAATCGTATCGACCACTGAATTGTGGTTCGCGATCCCACATATCGAATTGGAGAATACCTTTACTGAACGGTGACCCCTTAAACGTTTCGTATGTCCCATACATTTCAGCAAGTTCACACGATGATTCGAGAGACGCGTGGTATATTGTTTCGAAAATATCACGGTTCAGTTTTTTAGAATCATCTGACCCAAACGTCATTCTAAGCATAATGAAAACGTCGGCGAGGCCTTGAACACCAATACCGATTGGACGATGACGCATATTTGAACGTTCTCCATTTTCAGTTGGGTAAAAGTTTTTATCAATAACCTTGTTTAAGTTTCGCGTAACCATTTTAGTAACGCGGTGTAACTCTTCATGGTTAAACACTTTATTATCAACGTCAACGTATTTTGGTAACGCAATAGATGCGAGATTACATACCGCAGTTTCGTCCTTATCTGTATACTCTAAAATTTCTGTACATAGATTCGACGATTTAATCGTACCAATATGTTTATGGTTTGATTTTTCATTACACGCATCTTTGTAAAGCATATACGGTGTTCCCGTTTCACTTTGTGATTTAATAATCGCTTTCCAAACTTCTACTGCCGGCATTGTTTTTGTTGCGAGACCCTCGTTTTCATACTTTTCATACAGGTCTTCAAATTCTTTACCGTAAACATCCGGTAAACCTTTTGCAGTATCTGGACAAAACAAGGACCAATTACCGTTAGATTCGACTCGTTTCATAAATAGATCGGGTATCCACATTGCTGAGAAGAGATCGCGACACCGGGCTTCCTCATCACCTTGGTTTAATCGTATTTCGAGAAAATCCATAATATCGGCGTGCCATGGTTCGAGATATACGGCTATAGACCCTTTTCTTCTACCTGCTTGGTTGACATACCTTGCGGTCATGTTATAAACACGTAACATAGGGATAATACCATCAGATGTACCGTTCGTACCACGAATATGCGATTTATTTGAACGAACGTCATGTATATGCAACCCTATACCACCAGCCCACTTACTTATACGTGCACACTCTTTCACTGTATCATAAATACCATCGATACTATCCTCTTTGTTTGCAATTAGGAAACACGACGACATTTGTGGTCTGTGTGTACCTGCATTAAACAAAGTGGGTGTCGCGTGGATGAATAAACCACGTGACAAAGCATCATACGTTTCGAGAACATGATCAATATCATGACCATGGATACCGATAGCTACACGCATGTATAAATATTGAGGTGTTTCGATAATATCACCATCAATTTTTTGTAGGTACCCTTTCTCTAAAGTTTTCAGGCCAAAATACCCAAATTCAAAATCACGCTCATGTTTAATATCTTCCTTAACTTTTGCAGAAACTTCTAACACTTCGTGTGTAATTATACCAGCTTTATGGAGTTTACGCATTGCTATATGAAAATTATTTGGAGCACGCTTCTGAATATTACTTGCAACAATACGAGTTGCTAAAATTTCATAATCGGGGTCATTGGTTATTAAACCAATACAAACTTCTGAAGAAAGAGTGTCTATTTCATGAGTTTTAATTTCATCATACATAGACGAGAAAACCTGTTGTGCTACCATTGTTACATCTACATTTTCTGAAAGTTCATTTGTAAGCTTTGAAATCCTGTTGGTGACCTTGTTAAACTTTACGTCTTCAACACGACCGGATCGTTTTATAACTCTCATTTTATGATTTTATTTATACTTATTTTTTTATATTGATTGAATTACTCATTATCTTCATTGACACGACAGTTGAAACCTTCACTTCTTATAGTAGTTGGTCCACGGGTTTCCGCCAATCTATTGGGCTGGAGTAAAGAAGAATTAACAAAAAATTTACCGTTTGGGTCACCAACTTTGGCAACTGGTGGGTAAGATGCGACGAAACACGTTGGTGGTTTACACGGCATCTTTTCGTAATTTTGTGGTTTTGTATTATATACTTGGTCAAAATCGGAAGCGACTATCATTTATATTTACCAAGACTTTTTTTCCAGGACTATATTAAATGTGTGACGCTTTACATATAAATTCAATAAAACAATGTCCAACTCCCTTGAATACTTTATTCTTTTCTGAGTTCAATATAAATTTACTTCAACGAGCGATACGTCAGGCCTTTAAAAATAAAACTGGTGTTTCCATAGATAGACAAAACAATGACGATTTGTATAGCATAATGCGTGTTGTTTTTATTAATAATTCAGGTGATGCAAATTCAAATGTACAGGAACAAGTCCGTTTCATGAACGGTATTGTAATAAAAACTGCTATAGGTCAGATCCAAACTGGTGTTTCTCAGTACATGGGATATTTACACGACACTGATAAAAATGTAACACCAATAGACAGACCTATAAATACAAGTACATATGGTAATAAAATGGGTAAAAATAACAAAATTGGTTTATAAATCACCAGTTAGTTTTATATCAACTGGATCTATTCCAATTGTTGGTGCTTCAATATCAATTTTGATTTCCGGTACATCAGTAGAAACACTAGGTTTATTTATAATATCTGAATTTATTTGAATAGTTTTTGTATCGCACACTTTTGGGTACATATACTTATAAATAATATAACTCAAAATAAAAATTAGTACAATACCAATAATAATTTTATACGATGTTTTCATTATAAATAAGGTTAATATTTTATTGATCGAAAATCAACACAGTACCAATACAAAAAATATATTATTCAATAGTAATAAAGATGAGTCAGTTAATGCTCGATGATCAAAATACAATGAATGATATAAACCCATTTACCAATGTTGATAATTTTTTTCCACCTGGTACAAGTAAACATACACTTGATTTTAAGAAATATAAATCACCAGATCATGAAGAAGGACAAGAGGAGTATGTTAGCCCAGCTTGTGGTGTTTTATCAAAGGGTGTTGGTAGACCCGGCTACAGAAAAGAAGAGTGTGCTCTATCTAGACCACTTCTTCCTAAAAGAAATATAGATAGGGGTTTAACGAATATAGAAAAAAATGAAATTGAAATGAACAAAGTTTTAGAAAATGATAAGACTGAACTGTATACTAGACTGGTTAGTATTTCATGTCTTCTTCTATTAATTGTAATACTCTAAAGAGTTTTTGAAGCCTACTATTATTTGTTGAAGTTTTTATAATACCTGGGAAAGTTGTTAAACAAAATTCTTTAACCATTCGTTTTTGCCAAGAACATATAGGGTTTATAAGAGGTGGAATAAAGGTTCTATCTAATATTTTAACTGAATTCATAATCCTGATTAACGAAAAAATATTTCTGTTTTCAAATAAAACGTTTTCCAATTGAATAGAAACACATCTTCTAAGCGTTTCTGTCGTATTGTTAACCATTGTATTTAAAAACTGTTCGTACCTTAAAGATTTACCACTCTTGTGTACTGTATATGTATTAGTGGAACCTATGAGATTCGTGTTAAAATGATCTACAAACGTTTCGTAACCAAATCCTTCTAGATATTTATCGTATGTAATTTCAATTTCAATTTCATTATTTTCGATATTAATAAATTGTTTAGCAGACTTTACAAAAGATGTCATATATTGTTTAAATTACTACTTTTCTTTTTAAGTATCTAAACCATACCAAATTTCTTGTCAGCCTTAAACTCAAGTTTTTTGTTTAAATCTTTTTTTTCCTGATCCTTTTTCAAATTCATTCCGCTACATTCATGAATTTCTAAAACGATACACCGAGAACAAAACCCTAGACCACAATACTTACAATCTATAGGAATTCCTTTTTTTTTACATTTTAGACACGGCATATATTGAAAACCTAAGTTAACTTTAAGTAATATTTTTTTTTAAGTAATATGTCTAACCAACATCAGTATAATACTACGTTATCTTATCTATTAACACTTGATGAGTTTAGAACAAGTATACCCGATATATATAAACCGTCATGGATTAAGCTCACTACAATAACAATGATTTCAAACTTTGATAAACATATCGATATGGAAAAATTAAAACACGCTTTTGAAAAAGTATCCCCAATTATCGTTGGTAAAATTGGGTCTAAAGGATATACAATAGCACTCAAACCAACAACCTTTTATAACCAGATTACAATGGTATATAAAGATATTTACAGTACTAAATCAATAAAGATCTTTCCAAACGGTAGTATACAAGTTGCAGGGTGTTCTGATATCTTCGATTGTAGACGTATAATAAAGGAAGTTTCGGATATATTTGAACGTGTAATGGGCGGGGATTTTATACCACCTCTAAATACGTTTAGAGTCGTTATGATAAATTCAAATTTCAGTTTGAATTATAATATAAATCTCCGGAGCGTTTCCAATCATTTCGGTAAGTACCCGGACATATATAAAGTTTCGTTTGAACCAGATAGATACTCCGCGGTTAAAATTAAATTCAGACCGGCTAAAGATATGAAAGAGATAACGACAAGTATTTTTGGTACAGGAAAGATAATTATTACAGGTGCGGAAACTCTGAAGGAAATAGCATTTGCGTATAATAACATTAATAACACCATAAACGATATACCAAACGTTAGAGTATCACCATGTGATGAAAATAAAAAAGAATTGTTCGATGAATTTTCAGGGTACAAAATTGAAAAAGTTATAAAAAATTTAAAATCGAGAGGGTTTAATTCATGGAAACTCACAACAAAAAATAGACAAATTAATTTCTAATGTAATACTAATATATACAAAATGTCACAACGACTTGGTATGGCCGATGGACGATGCTTCACTATAAACAGTTCTTCCCAACTTTACGATAACTATATCATGAAAGAAAATGCTATATCTTTCGCGGATAATTACTCTTTTAGAAAACTTCTTCAAGAAAAGGGTCCAGCGCTTTTGAAACCTTCCCAGGCACAACAAAAAGACCAGTGTGGATCTTGTGATAAGGCCCTTCTCAAAATGCCAAATATCTATTAAATTTTCGTTTTAAAATAAAATATACTATAATATAAACACTCATGTCAGGTGGAAAAATAGCCGCAGTTATATTTTTTATATTATTGTTAGTTTGGTTACTTTTACTAATACTAGGTAACCTCGGACTCATGGAAGGGTCGACACAAAAATACATCAAGGATCGTAAATGGGACAAAATGAAGGAAATGCTTAAAAAACTTTACAACGCCGATGGTACTAAAGATACTACAGTTTGTTCAAAAATAAGAGATTGGTGGGAAGATAACAAAAAAGATTACAATGATTTTATCGCGGATCAGGAAGACGGCGATCCCGAAACTTTGAACGATTGGTCACTTGGTTTCCCAGCAGAGATTGAATTTTCCGATTTCGTTGATGAATACTTCGACGATATCGGTGAAGAATTAGCGGAATCTAATTTTCTTGAAATTGCAAAAGGTATATCTTTATGCGAAGACGAAGTCGACGTTTCGGAACTTAAGGCGAACGTTGTTCGAATCATTGAAGACCCTGTACCACCCGGGTACGACGCACTCGCAGGTGATTGTTCGAACGTAACAACAGAAGAAACGATTCTTCCAAATTACGTTTGGTCATACGACGATGATACTTTTGTTGACATTTCCGGAATAAAGGACACTGGAATAGGATCTACGGATTGGAGAAATAAAGTTAAAATGGTTTGTGAACCATTAGCAATGGACGAGGAGTATGTTCCAGCCGGTAGTGATAGTAGTGGTGCACCAACACTTCCAAAAATTAAGTTTACGAACGTTACAAACCCAATCACAGGTACAAAAATTGAAGTTTTTGAAGAAGGTACAGGCGGTCTCACTACAAATTTGAGTTATACATTTACGAGTAGTAATATTACGAGTTTTGAGATAGATATTGGAACTACGAACACTTTTAACCAACCTATTGGCTACGTCCCCATCGTTTTTAACAAACCATTATACACCATTAAACTCAATGATAAGGAAACCGATCATATCTTTGCCGGTAATGTTGGTACGATATCGTTTGGAGAGACAGCAGCCATAGGTACTGAAGGGACAGACGGCTACGTAGCCCCCACACCCAAATACGATGAAATTAAGTTTACACCTAATATTGATATAGGATCAACCGGTGCCAAGTATGATATTATACTCGAGGCGGATACGTTCCCTAAGCCTGCTACTGTAGGTGCAGCAGCAGTTCACAGTTGTACAGTCGGTTCGAAAACCGTTGCAAAGATTGTAGCCACAGCATTTACTGAAGGTACTCAAGTACCTTTTATACAAGAACAATGTTATAGTACAAGTCCATCAACAGATTATGTTGCTGATATAGATTTTGTAGCTGCCAAGTATACGGCATATATAAGAAAAACAAAGACGAGCACTATTGCTACACTTCCAGAAAACCCCAAGTATAAATTCGCAACCCTTACAAGAGCGGCGGCGGCGGTGCCTTCTTCTCTTACTTAAGTGCAAAAAAAACCAATTAATAAATTCTTTAAGTGTTCTAGATACTGAAATGACTCAATGTTCCATATGTCACAACGATGTTCGTAAGACCAGAAATAGCAAGGCTATTCGGTGTGGACATGTTTTTCACTCACATTGTCTAGAAAACTGGAAAAAAATGGGAAAGGTTACGTGTCCCGTATGTCGAAAAGTGTTCGATGGTTCTAAATTTAGGGTTCAGATTACTGTATTTAATGATTACGAGGCTACTTCAAATACAGTATGCTTGACGAACGAATTGGTTCTTGATGCACTCGACTTAATATTTAGTGTCGAACACGAAGAAGATTTATCGAGTGTTCTTGACGACTTTGGGATGAGTATGTCCGACTTTGATCCCTCTGTCTTTGACACAGAATGAACTACAATACTTTTTATAAGATAACCCAGGGTAGTTTCTGGATGCTTTTCGAGGATCAAGTATAGATTTACCTTTAGCGTCTACGAGCAAAGGTTTTGTTGCCCACCCACGTTTATGGCTAAACACGTTTGCTTTAAACTTTAATAATTTACCAGGTGTACATTTACCAGCCTGTTTTATACGCGAAACGGGAACTTTGAAAAATTTAGCAATACTTTCGTACGTATTACCCGTTTTTACCTTGTACTGAACAAACCCGTGTTGTTTATAAAAGTGAAAATCACCTTGTCTAAAGTAATTACGTTTGTCCCCGGGTGCTACAAACATCATTATCTTAAAGTGATTTGGTTTACATTTTGTTGTTGCACCACATTTATAGACCTTTTTGGGATTATCTGCAATAACACGGTCGGGTAAACCTTTACAGTGTGTGTATGAATGGTTTAAATTTCTTATACCAGCTCGTTCACCTGGTATACTTTTATGCATTCTGAGACTTTCGTAATCACCAACAGCATACGCATAACAATTATTGTTACCTATACCAACAGTTCGTCCCCATAAACGTTGTGTATATTTAGGTTCAGAACCACTCAAAGGAAGTTTTTTATTCTTGTTGGCCTTACTCATTAATAAGACAGGAGAAAATAAAATCTTATTAATAAGTAAAAATGATCAGAGACATTATCAAAGCAAAAAAAACCGAACAAGTTATTACAGAATTTCTTATTTTTACACTTATTCTTCTTATTAGTACCTTTATTCTTCGGTATTCGTGGAATAGAGGTCTTGTTAAACACGTAACGGTTCTTAAACCAATTAATACGTTCCTTGACGCACTTATTCTTTCTATTGGTCTTGCGGCTGCACGAGGTATTTAAATTTCTTTATAACCCTTGACTTTTTCACCGGATGAACTTTCCATAACTGGAAACGCATCAATTCCATCGCAATTGCCTTTTTCGCAATCGATGAATTTGTGAGGTATACCTTTCTTTTTAAGGTACTCTAACTGTTTTGTAGTCCATCCACACCAAGACGTACCGTAAACGGTCCATTCAACTGGTTTATCTTCAGTTATTTCTTCAACTGGTTTTTCTTCTTGTGCTACGCCTGTACTTTTTAGTACGTAGAGGTCGATTGCAATAAGTGCTAAAATTGCAAACATTGTGAGTGGTTATATAATTACTTGATATATTTTAATTTAATATCTTCGCATAATTTTTTAATTGTTTTACTACCTGGGTCTATACCTAGATTTTTTGCCTTATTTATAAGATCCTGTTTTTTATACGAAATGCATTTACGATTATCTATTTTCAAGTACCCTTTATTCGCGACTGAAACTTTAACTGATGGTTTTATTACGTTAACTTTTCTTGGTATTATTCTTGGTCGTATACTTGGACGTTTAATATTCTTCTTAACATTTTTCAAAGCGAGTTCTTTACGAATATTATTAAATGTCTTTTTTATAGGTCCACCACCACCATGTTTAACAATTATAGGTTTTGGTACAGAAACTTTATTTCTTTTAATAATTGTACTAATATCAAATGGTACGACAGATTTCTTATAAGGTGAAAAGTACCTGTCGTTAAATATCTGTTTGAACGTAGGTAATTGAGGATGACCTAACGGTGAAGCTCGAAGACGGAAATCTTTTATTTTACTCGATTCTTTACCTAAATATTCCGAAGGTATAACTCGTTCAATGAACTGAACTGCTTCTATACCACTTTTGGTACCTGAAACTTTAATTTCCTGTCTCATTATATTTAAAAAATATTGTATGTCATACATGTTATGAGAATTTCTATAAATACCCGAACCAGTTTTATATTGTAATTCTGGATCGTCGTCTACTTCTGGGTTTTTTAAACCTTTCATCGTAGATAAACCAAAATCTGATATTAGCGCCTGTAATCCAATATCATGAACTTTTAATGTCGAATTATTTACTTTGAACAATCTTACGCGAGATGGACTAGTAGTATTTATTAGTATATTCTCTGAGTGTAAATCGTGATGCCTAAACGTAGGATATTTTTTTTGTATTCTATATAAGTTATACAAAATTTGAGTTATTATGGTTCTAAAGTGTATAGGTAACAAATTAGTTTTATTATTTCTTAAAAATGATTTTAAAGTTCCGTTATTTGCATATTCGGAATACATAAACATTACATTTTTACATTTTTGAATAGTAAAGGATTTTACAACACCGTATGAAGATAAACGTTTACTTATTTTATATTCATGCGTTATATCTTCATTCAAAACTACTTTTATAGCGACTTTCTTTTTACACTCTTTATCTATACATCCCAAGTAAACTTCACCAAACCTACCTTGACCAATTTTTACAGTCCCTATTGATTTACTTAAAGAGTCCTCTATAGAGAGTGAAACAGGTTTGTTATTTGGTAAATATAAAAATTTTTCCGGATAACATCCCATACCCTGCATACTTTTCATTAGATTTTTCCCTAGATTTAATTTTTGTTGTAAATTATTTTTTTTATTTTTTGCAAGTTTAGATATAATTTTTAAATTTTTTAAATGACGTTCTCTTTCCATATTGGTCTAATATAGTGTAATATTTTATTCATCAACGAGATCGTCCATGATATCTTCAATTAATTGGTCTTGTTCGTTATCCAAACCCTGGAAAGCAAACGATGGTAATTTTGTAGATTCACCGCACAATACTTGTGAAAGTCTAACACTTACACCGAACTTATTATCAATAAACCAAATTTGATTAATTTCAACAATACACATACACTTTTGACCTTTTTCAATTTCATCAAGCCTAATGAGTTCTCTATCAGAACTATACGCTTCTGGTATAAAATCACCTATTTGATTTGTTTGAATTTTCAATTTAAGTGTATTAGCATACCCTTCCTTACCCTGTCTAACAAGTGGTTTGTATAAGGCTTCACGAATAACATTAATATCATAAGATTTTCCTAACCAATCTTTAGAATTTTCAGTTACTGTTTTAAGGATAATTTCATCCAATTCTGTAAACTTAGACGAGAGTTGCATAGCATCTTCGTTGTCTGTATCGAAAGAAAGATCGAGCGAGTATGAAGTTTTGTTAGTAGCTTCATCAGTAAAAGCACTTATACCGAATGGTGAACGCATAAAAGGAAGTTGCAAATAGAGTTTCTTTTTATCATTGCGAGTTAACATCACCGATTTACCGCCATTTTTATTTTTCTTTAGTTGACTGAATGTAACCGTAGAAGGTTCGAATTGTTGAGAAACTTGAATATTATTAGACATTTTTTTTTGTATATTTTATTAGGTACGAAACTTTAAGTCACTTTTTTTTCTAAATGTATAATAAAACATCATGACTTGCTGTTCAGGTGATAAAAAAAGCTTACTATTCAAAGATTGTGGCTGTGGCTGCAATGGTAAAAAACAAGAAAAAAAATTTCTTATTGCGTTAATGTCAGCGTTACTATTTTTCGTAATCGCTAACCCAACTACATTTCGTGTCGTTAGAAGAATATTTGGAAATTGGGTTTCTACACCCACAGGGTGTCCATCAACATACGGTCTTTTACTTCATTCTTTAGTTTATTTACTCATTTCGTGGGGTATGATGAATTTAAAGAAGGATGAAAAAGTAAAGAAAGTAAAGAAAGAAAAGAAAGAAAAGAAAGAAAAGAAAGAAAAAGGGGAAAAGAAAGAAAATGAGGGAAAGGAAGAAGAAACCTCAAAAATGGTTCCTAAAATGGTTGATATGCCAACACCAGAACCAGATATGTCAGAAGAACAATTCCATGTAATGGACAGTGGTTTATACTTAAATTCTTATGACACTACGGATGCTATAGATTCGCGGTTATATTTATAAATAATTAAAATTCTTCATTAAACTCTATGGAACTTGAATCTTCGTCTAATTTTCCATAATCACCAACTCTTTTTTCAAAAAAATTAGTTTTACCATCGAGTGATATATTCTCCATAAAATCAAAAGGATTTTTTGTACCCCAGATTTTATCGTGACCACTCTGTTTTAATAACCTATCTGCGACGTATTCTATATATTCAGACATTTTATCCGAATTCATACCAATTAAACTACAAGGGAGTGCATCCGTTATAAACTGTTTTTCAATATAAACTGCATCTTTAACAATTTGTTCAATTATATTTTTACTCGGTTTATGTTTTAACATTTTGAATAGTTCAATAGCAAATTCTAAATGTAAACCTTCATCTCTACTTATAAGTTCATTACTAAAGCATAGACCAGGAAGCAATCCTCTTTTTTTCAACCAAAAAATAGCACAAAAACTACCTGAAAAGAATATACCTTCTACACAAGCAAATGCCAATAAACGTTCACCAAATGATTTATCCTTGCTAAACCATTTCATAGCCCATTCAGCTTTATTTTTAATACATGGTATAGTTTGTATAGCTTCGAAGAGATTCTTTTTCTCTGTAGGGTTTTTTATATACTTATCTATAAGTTTACTATACGTTTCACCATGAACCATCTCGTTATGTTCTTGGTAGGCATAGAATGATCGAGCCTCCGTGTATTGAACTTCACTTGCAAAATTATCGTTCAAGTTTTCAAATACTATACCATCTGACCCTGCAAAAAAAGCAAGAATATATTTAATAAAATGTTGTTCATTTTCACTCAGATTTACCCAATCATCCATATCTTTAGAAAAATCAATTTCTTCAGCCGTCCAATTAGACATCTGAGCTTTTTTATACATAGTCCATAAGTTTTCGTGTTCAATTGGAAAAACTGTAAATCTATCAAGTGTTGGTAATAACATTGGTTCAACATTTTCGAGATAATCTTGAAAGTCGAAATAACTCCCGATCAATTTATCATTCATGAAAATTTGTGGGTATACAGATGCTTGAGTACCACATCTTTTTTTTAATTCTTCTTTGTCTACTAAAACTTTTTTGTTTTCTAATTTGTATTCCTTACATAAATCAACTGCTAAGTCGCAGTATTGACATCCTTCTTTGGATAAAATTTCAATCCCCATTGTGCTAATATCTGTAAATATTTTTGTGTGAAAACTTTAATAATGATTAACATTTCAGAAATTCAGCCTGGAGAATTAATAAAAGTTTTAGTTAACTTAGAAGACGATATAGAAGATGAGATATACGCTAAAGTAAAGGAAAATAATAAAGATTATGTAGTAGTTTCCTATTATACAGAAACATCGATGACTTATAAAAGTGCAAGATTATACGAACTTGAAGATAATGATGAACTTGTTCAGGAAGAAAATTTATCAGAATATCATCAATCAAATGACTATTTTAAAAACGTAAAAGACAATTTATACTGTATTATAGATGAAATAGACTCTGAAGAAGAGAGTGATATTATAGATGAATCTGATGATAGTGGTAGCGACCTTGAAGATTTTATTGTTTCTGATTCGGAAATAGACGGTATTATTATACCACCTTCTAATAGTAGAATTATAGATAAAGAATGGAAAGAATGGAAACCAAGAAGTCCAGGGTCTTTAAGATACAAACAAACTATTGATAATATTGAATCAATCGTAAGACTACAAACAGATGATCTAAATTTTTAATACCTAAGTGCGAAATTAAATTTTATTATTTTTAAGAATAAAGTGTATAATGGATCTGACTACTATATGGTCTGTCGTAGACAAACTAAAAAATAAACAATTAATAACAAAGTCGATCAATATAAATTTATGTAAAGAATGTCATAACGTTAAAGTAATTTCAAAAGAGGGTTTACCAACATGTTCACAATGTGGTTTAGTAGACACACTATTTATAGATGAAAAACCGGAATGGACGAGTGGTATAACTGATGATGGTAGGGTAAACGATCCAGCGAGGTGTGGTAATCCCAACTCAAACCCTGAACTTTTTTCAGAATCATGGGGTAAAGGTACAATTATTTCTACACAGAGAACTTCAACGTATGGAATGAAGAGGTTAGCAAAAATAAATTTTCATCAATCTATGAACCATAGAGATAGATCATTATACCATGCTTATAAAGATATAGATGAAGCCTGTTTATCTTTACCTGATAATGTTTTAAAAGATGCAAAAATGATGTATAAAAAATTTAATGATAAAAAACTAACAAGGGGTGCAGTTCGTCTAGGTATAAAAGGAAACTGTGTTTTATACGCGTGTAAAATGTACAAAGTATCGCGTTCGACAAAAGAGATCGCCGATATGTTTTGTATACATTCAAAAGATATAAGTAGAACATCATATCTTTTCAAGGAAACAATATTGGGTAAAACAACAAAAAATTATACAACTTTACCTAACGATGTTATGCAAAGATTATTAAATTCATTTGATGTTTCTAGAGAAGAACGTTTGAAATGTAATAGAATGTCTATAGACCTTGAAAATTGTTCACAATTAATGAGTAAAACACCTAATAGTGTTGCATCAGCTGTAATTTACATTGTTTTTAAAAATAAAATTAATAAAAACGAAATATGTGAAAAATGTTCAGTTTCTATACCAACTATAAATAAAATTGAAAATATTATAAAAAAATACTTAGAGGATAAAGTTTAACTATATAGTATATAATGTCCGAACCTAATAATAATAAACCAACCCGTGTTTTTATAAGTACACCATGTTACGGTGGTGTATGTTTGGAAAGATATATGATAAGTATAGTTAAACTCCAACTTGAATTCATCAGAGAGGGTATACAGATGGTTTTGGATACTACAGAAAATGAAAGTTTAGTACACCGTGCTCGTAATGTTGCAATAGGTAGATTTATGCAAAAATCAGATTGTGATTTTTTCATGTTCATAGATGCAGATGTTGATTTTGATCCTAAATCAGTCGTTAGACTTATTCGTTCGGGTCATGAAGTTTCTGTTGCTATATACCCTAAAAAAGTTGTTATGTGGGATCAGGCTAAAAAAGCAATTGAACAAGGTGACGAGCGTAGTTTACAAATGCTTTCTTCCAGTTTAGTTGTTAATGTAGGAGCTAAATCCAGATCTGTTGAAAATGGTTTTATAGAAGTATTGGATGGTCCCACTGGATTTATGGTTATTAGTCGAAAAGCTCTTGAAAAAATGCACGAACATTATACAGATTTAAATTGTAAAAACGATCATCAAAATCGAGATATTGATGAATATTGTGCTGTTTTTGATTGTATGATTGATCCGGATACTCGTAGATACCTTTCCGAAGACTATGCTTTTTGTAGACGTTGGCAACAGATTGGTGGTAAAATATACGCAGATATTCAAACCACTTTAGGACATGTAGGTAACTTACCATTTGTTGGATGTTTAGAAGAAAGGCTTAAGGCTTAGAGTATAATGTAATAATATGAAGTTTGCAACTATATTAGTTACTCGTAATAAATCATGTCATGTAAAAACTTTACATAGTATTCTTAGATTTAATTTAAAGTGTTTACAAAACAAGTGTCAAAATGAGGTAGTTTTCGTAAATGATGATTCGTTTGATAAAGCAGATACAATTTCAAATTTTATAAAATCACACGAGAGATTGCTTTTCGTAGATTATGGTATACAGATAGACGACGATAGTTTAAATACTTGTTTTAATAAACTTGAAAGTGTTGGTTGTTTAGTTTTTCCCGGTGTATTAGAAGGTATAGATTGGGGTTTGTTTAAGGCAAAAGTAAAAGACGGATGTAAAGAACCTACCGAACAGATTGGTTTACATTTTGATACGGAAGTATCTAATAAAATTAGTTCTGAGTATTATAACGTAAAGAAAACGTCTTCTAAATGCTGGTTATTAATTTCTAAAAATGTTATCAAACACTTAAAAGATAAAAAAAGTAGTTCGTATAAGATTTTTCCTAGGATGGAAACGATGTTTAGTAAATTTCAAGAATCTGGTATCAAAATTATCGCGTATCCAAAAGCTAAGTTAACCATGACTTATAATCATGAGTGTGTAAGTAATATTTTAAACACCGCCGGTATTAAAAGTAATTAAAGAATATATTAAAAATATAAAACAGAATGAACCGGATATTTATAAAGAAGGATGATCCTCTTTACAAATATACGATACAGTTTATGGAAGAATCTTGGGGTACCAAAGGTAAAGGTATATTTCCCGGGTGTCAACCTATTTCTATAGAAAGGAAACATTTCGGTATTTTATCGGATAACGATTACGTTGTTTGTGAGAAAACAGATGGTACGAGATACATGATGATTGCTATACAAGTTGGAAACCAAAAGATTTGTATATTTATAAACAGAGCGCTCGAAATGTTTACAGTACCATTAAATTTTAGGATGGCGGTATTTAAGGGGACTATACTCGAAGGTGAATTGTACGAAAATACATTCATGATTTACGATTGTTTAATGAATTGTGGAGAAGTCGTAGGTAATAAAAATTTACTTGAACGTTTACAACACTGTGAAAAAGTTGTAAAAAAGTCATTAATTTTAACTACAGATCCCATTTCATTAAAAGTTAAAAATTTTCATTTACATGATGATTTTAAGGAGTTTATGGATAAGTATCTTCCAAAAATAAAACAAGAAATGGACGGTCTTATATTTACACCAGTAAATGAACCTATTCGTATTGGAACACACGAAACAATGTTTAAATGGAAACCAAGAAATAAAAATACAATTGATTTTCTCGTGAAGAAAGAGCAAACTGTAGAAACTCCCGGGTGTGTACCCGGTACACAAGTCTATAAATTATACATTCAAGATCGAGGTAAACATATATTCGAATCTTCTATACCAATAGACAGATCAAAAGATTATAAATGGTTAAAACACGGTGATATTGTTGAGTGTATGTACGTAACATGGGAAGATGGTCCATTTTGGTGGAAACCTATTAAAAAAAGAACAGATAAAACGTTTCCAAACAGTAGACGTACGTTTTACAGAACATTAGTAAATATAAAAGAGAATATTAACATGAAGGAGTTTTTAGATTGTAGACCAGGACGAAATGATTATCTTCTTTAGGAAAATTATGAAGTTTACCTAAATTATCATCATCTTGGATAAACCAATCGTTATTTATTTTTTTAGTAGACATGTAATGACCACCATACTGAATACCTTTATGAATTATTGTAGATTGTAACTCGTATACATTATCCCCTATTTTCAATTCTTCGTCAATTTTCACGTAACTTTTTTTATCGAATGATACAATAAATATTTGAGGATATTTTGAAAATATATTTCTTGTTGTAGCAACGTGGTGTTTTTTACCTGTATCATCTACATAATCTTCTATTACATTCCATTTACTACTTTCGTTTATCATGGTATTTATATTTTTTACTTCATTTTTCACGTTTAAAATATAAACACAAAATGGTATTTTTGTTACATTTTTACTAACCGGTGATATAGTTATTTGTGTAGTCTCTCCGTAAACAAGATCTTTTATACGAGGGTAACCTTTTTCAAGTATATCTACTAAACAAAATAGAGCATCCTGTGTATCATGAGGCATACCAATTATAAATCTCGGGAATAATTTTACAAATTCTAATAAGACGGGTCCTAAACTAAAAACTTTAGTTTCCTGTGTTGAAAAATATAAACGAACAAGTTTTTCGTAAGATTTTGTAAAAGTACATTCGCCTTCGTAAGTATTATCTAATATATGAGATGATATATCTCGTATATGTAATAAAACTTGTATAGCTGAATTAAAATAACAGGTATTTCCTAAATTACTAAAACCATGCATATAAAAAAAGGCGATAAAAAAGGCTTAAGAAGAAGACGCGATTATAAAAATGTAAACAAAATGGACGTACACAAATTGTGTGATACTATAAAACCAATCGTCGATAAATATAAAGACGAGGAAAACATTGAAATGGAGTTTCGCTTAGGGAGATTCAACGGAACATTTTTTGATACTAATATTGGCGATAAAACATACGCTGATTTTATAAGAGGATTTTCTTCTTATACAGGTTGGGAAACGATAGAAGAAAATACATACGATGTTTATTCACGCGAAGACAATAACATTAGATTGACTATTGATAATAAAACTGGTGAAGAGACTCTTATAAAAAAGGAACGTCTTGAAAATATTGATTTTAAAAATTTACATAAATCACCTTTTGATATTCGTTTCAGCGTTTCCCGAGAAACACCTATCGATGATGAAGAGTATGATAATAACGAATGGCATAGAAACATAAAAAAAGAAAGATGTTCTTATACCAGGAAAAATTTATCAATTGATAGAACAGTGACCGCGGGTGAGACTTTAGATAAGGATTCGGAAGTATCAACTATATACCAACTCGAACTCGAAATTGTAGACCCTAAAAAAATCACTGATATCGATACTTTATTTAACATCTGTCATAAAATAAAAGATATTTTTAATATGTTGGATACTTATAAATGTTAATTATTGTATTACTATTTATTTGTATATTTATACACGTGATTAGTGATACAGATATAAATGATAGAATAACTATATTAGGTTATTCTCCTAAACATTTTTACGTATCGAATGGTAAATCATACGAAATGTTTCATAAAATGAAATCTAATGGTGTAATAGATCAGTCTTTAAAATATTTCGTAATGAAAGAAGATAAATTATTAGAATTAGAAGTAAAATCTATATGTTCACAGGTATCTCGGAAAGTCGAGGCGTTTAAAATTTCTGATGAGATAAAAAATCATTTTCTAGGGTACGATTTTTCATATCATGGTAAACATCTAAAACAGATATCAGAACCTGAAAAAATTATAAATCAAAATATAAAATGTTCATAAAATAAAACATAATTCTTCTATGTTTTGTAGATTCAATTCTTTGAAAATTGTCATATATATACATTATTAATCCTTTATCATGGAATTCCCTATTAATATCAATATATAATTTGGGATCTACACAGTTCATAAATTCGTCGTTTAAATAATACTCCTTTTCTAAAAATGATATTGTAGTATTTTTATCTTTTCTATAAATTGTAATGTAATCTAATATAGTATAGTATATTGCATCTATAACGCTCGACAAAATATGATTATTATTAGTTATTTCAACATCATTTTGTCGGACGCGAATACACAGTAACCGTCTCGGGTTTTCCATGGTTTTATTTATTTTTTGTTTTTATTCTTTAATGCTAATGCTTTATTTTCAAAATTTGCATAGATATTGTTTAATAATTTACTATTATTATTTGATTTTGATTTCGAGTTCGAGTTCGAATTCGAGTTCGAGTTCGAGTTAGAATTGAAGTTCAAACGTCGGACAGCTGTATTCTTTTTTGGGGACATTGATATTTTCTTTATCGGTGCTCTTTTTATAACCCTTGGTTTTGATATCACGACTTTCTTTTTTACCACTGGTTTTGGTGGTACGACTCTTTTTTTGTTTAAGGGTAAAGGAGGTTTACTTTGTAATTCTCTTAGTGTTTGAATGTAATTTACAACTCTAGAACTATTAACAGCGGGTGTTTTTTGTAAAGACATTATAAAATTAACAACTTTATTAACGGTATTTTTTCCAAATTTACCGTATATTTTATTAGCTTCTTTTTCTATTAATAACTTTTTCAAACCCTGTTGTTTATTAAGTTTCCAATTTTTTACCATTGATTTTTTAGTATCATTTGCGACCATTTTTTTCAACACACCGTTTCGAGATACAAAATTTTTATTCTTTTCGAGTTGAGTAAGTTTATTTTTAACATCGCGGACATCTTTATTAATATTTATTACGTTTCCGTATTTCTTCATCCACGTTTTACCGTAAAGTTTAATAAGATCGTTTTTAATACCGTTTACGTTAAGTTTACGTCTTATATTAGTAGGTTTTCTATTTTCTATTTTCTTAATATTTAGTAACATTTTTTCCATTTCATTCGCGAGTGCGTTTGGTGAATTTGGTGTTTTGGTATTATTTTTATTTTGTAGTTTTTGGCACAAAACCTTTACAGTATCTGTATCGTTTACCGATATACCTTTTGATATTGCGAGTGTTACTAATTGTTCTTTTTTCAATTCACGACACAGTTTATCGTTTATTTTATAATTAGAGTTACCCTTTTCTAATTTATCGAGTGCTTTGCATATATCGTCTTTTTTATTTTTATTTTTTATACCAACAACTCCTAATTTTTTAGAAACTTCTAATAAAACTGGTTTAGTAAGACGTTCACATTTACGTCCTCCTATTTTCATCATACCATCTTTATCGTAAGTAATTATTGTATTTTTATTTTTTTGTATTTTACTCTTTTTTGAGGGCTTTCGTTTTGGTTTTTTGAAACAACAATCATACCCTTGTGGATTCTTCCTAATTTCAAACCCTTCCTTACACGGCGGTCGTCTATTTTTGGGACACGTTGAAGCTTTTGTTTTAAGTTTTTGGAGTATTTTTTTATCCGCGTTAACATTTTTGTTAACCAAACCTAAAGTATACCCATTATCGTGTAATTTTTTTACAAGTTCTACACCAAAGGAATACGCACGTTCAAGATCATCGGGGTTAGATTCACCTTGTATTTGAACAATACCCGAACCCGCCTTACCTGTTTTTGTTGTAAAGATAAAAGCATGTTCTTTATATTTTAAATAAAGAAATGGGGAAATTTCAGGTTCGTATTCTATAAAAGAAACTCCCCATATACGCATTTGTCGAAAATCTTGGGTCATTTTAGATAATTGAAAATTTGTATTTGTTAAAAATTGACCCCCTATATTATTGTAAAATATATCATTGTACAAAAAACCCTGTTTTTGTGTGTATGTATCTATTATATATTTTTGCAAAGATTCTGGTTGGTTTTTAAGATTTTTTGAACCTAGAAATCCACCAGAAAACCGAATTTTTCCATTTTTATATATGTTAAAGCTGAAATTCTTTTTTTCGACACCATCCATAACGTACCCGGTAAATTGCGCAGAAGAGAAATTTTTATTTAAATCACCTTTTAAACCAAAATCTTTAGTGTGTATAGCACCAGTTTGAAATCTTCCGTATATACCCTTTATTTCATTAACATCTACTGTCATTCCACCTGTTATTGGTGCATGTCCTTTTGGTTTTTGTTTTAGAATATCTTTGATATCGAGACGCGATTCATCTTTTGTAAATAATCTATTCACGACACCGTTGTATATACCCGGTCTAAATTTACCTACACGTAGTTCTGTAAAAACGGGTACGTTCTGTGGTTGTGTGGAAACGAGTGTATTTGAACGTTTAATTTCCACATTGGAATTTTTAACGAATTGTCGAGGATCCATACTTATACTAGTCTGAGATTTTTAATCATTTTAAAAAATAATGTGATACATCGTATCCCTTTTCATTTTCTTGTACGATTGGTGCTGCACCATAGACCACATATTTATCTTTAAAATTGACCGGCCGGTCTAATTTTTCGGGATTATTTATAATCCAATAATCATTTTTCTCTTTCTTTACTTCGATATCACGCACGTAGAATGAACCGCCATAAAAGTCCTGATTAAAATTTGGCATTTGAATACTCTCTTCTCTACAAAAATCCTTGAGTTTAGACCTAAATAAGTCCAATGGAAACTTTACATTCGGGTTTGTAATTATAAGATCGTCTCTTTGTAAGTATTTTTCCAACGGGTTCGTAGCTGCAGCTATTTGTTCCCGGACTTTAAAAAAGTAACTTGGTAAAACATTCCATATATCTTGATCATGGTATTTTTGTGCATATTCCAAATACCCACGTAAACATTTTTGAATAATTTTTGGCATTTCTGTTTCTAATTTTGAATCAAGGGTGGGATCAGTATCACTGTCACGAACTTGTTTACCAAAATGAAACGTAACGAGACGACGAAGAATACTTCCCGATTTATCTTTCCATTGTGGTACTTCGTTACCCCCCAAAATACCTGGTACTTTCCATACAAAATTTTTAGCCTTCTCACATTTTACTGCTATAGAAACTTCTTCGCCTGAAACGATAGATTGAAACTCCGCTTGTTCTAGCTGTAAATCACCTTTAATTTCGGGTGCAATATACATTAACGCATCATGGATAGATGATAAACCGAATTTTTTTTCAACATTGTTAGAAAGAGTTCTAATATCATCAACTTCGTAAAATTTACGAAACACTTTTGTAATTAGAGTCGATTTTCCGGAACGCGCTATACCCTTTAGGAAAGGTATAACTTGCCATTTATCGAGTTCATTTAACTCGAAACATAAACGACCTCCTAGGATGTACATCCATTTTATAACATCTTCTTCGTAGTCTTGATACTTTAGAACACTATCGAAATAAGGTGTAGGAATATCTTCCCACTTATCAAGTTTACTGAAATCTTCAAATTCTACATCGAAGTATTTACAACTTACAAGCGTTGGATCTAACGCCGCGGCTTCTTTTGAAGTGTACGGGTAAAAAGCAGTGTGCCATAACCCTGTAGTATCTGACCAAATTGAACCAATAAAAATACCATTTTTAAATGACCATACACGTCTGTTTTTCTTTATTTCGTGAAATTGCATGTCGTTACAATCTGTCAAATGTTTTATAATTTGTGAAAACATAGCAGTACCGTTAGACGAGGTTAAATCTTTCCACAATTCAAACCATTCTTCTTTACCAGCAATTCTATGAACATATTGTTTTATCTCTTCATCTTGTTTCCATGCCCTTGTATCATAACCTTCAAGTGTTTTAATTTGTCGACATGTATATCCTTTGTAACGCCTAGTATTATTTTTATAAAGGGAATCAAGAATAGCAAGTACCGTTTTTTGGAAAACATTAAGTTCATCGAAATCGGGCATAGAACATCTAAAAAGTGACGGGTTTGTACTAATTTCAAGCGGTACCATTGTTGGGTTATTTCGCCTATCATGTACACGGTTCGTACTTAAAATGATATTCCACGTATCACATACGTGATCGGTCAGACGACTTAGTCTAAAAGATACACTCAAATCATCCGTGTTACCTTCATCACTCGAAAGTATACCTAACAATTTACCACGATTAAAGTAACGTCCCATTTTTTCTAGCATTTGTCTATACATGTTTGATTTGGCTTTCATATCAACGTACTTTGGTTGTTTTGTTTCAGGGTCAAGTTCACTTTCGGTAAAGAATATATTATATGCGATATCAACAGGACTTAACGAGACGAGTTCTATATTATTTTTATCAGGAGATAAACCAAGTTGTTTTTCTTCATGTTTTAACATCCTTATTAATTGTTCTGGATTGAGATTGTCTATTTGATTGGCCATATCTCTATAGAAGGCTTCTTCGTGATCTGCATCCGGACTAATGTATAAGGTATCCGAGTTCATTTATAATTATTACTTACTATTTTTTTATACCTGTTTTTGTAATTGACTTAACAACTTTATCATAATTTTGTTCTGAACTTCGAGTTGTCTCGATATATTTACCAGAGCTGAACATACAGTTTCACCTTCTTCGTTTACAAGAACTGAACTTAAAAGGTTCCCTAATCTATCGAGACTATTATCTTCAAATTCAGAATCTATATCAGAATCGTCATAAATATCACCTTCTAATTCATCGAGTTCTGGGATTTCGCCTCCAACTGTAGATATTTCATCTTCTTCATTATTCGACCCAGTTTCGGATTCGGAACCAGATTCAATTTCAATAGTTTCGTCGACACTTTCTTCGTCGATATTTTCAAGTTCTTGTGAAGGTTCGTTAGACATTTATATATACCAGGAAAAATCAAATTGAGTTTTTTCGCGGAAACGTCTGAAAAAAAAATCTCTGTTTATAGTATAAAACAAACAAAATGGCCGGTGGTCTCATGCAACTCGTCGCCTACGGCGCCCAAGATGTCTACTTGACTGGTAACCCAAAAGTCACATTTTTCCAGGCGGTTTACAAACGCCACACAAACTTTGCGATGGAAACCATTGAACAAACTATGAACGGTACAGCCGCGTCCTCGGGTCGCGTCTCCATCACGGTCGCCAGAAACGGTGATTTGATCGGCGACATGTTCCTCGAAGCGACTACGGTAACTTCGGGAGGTATGAGTAACAAATCTGATGATACTAACAAAGATACTAACTGGATCGCCGAGCGTATTGTCTCGACTGCGGAATTGTCCATTGGTGGTCAAAGAATTGACAAGCACTACCAAAGATGGTGGAGATTGTACTCTGAATTGTACTTGAACGAAGGGTCCAAGCTCAATTACGCTAAGATGACGACTAACCCAGACGGGGGTGTTGCCAACAAGGTTTACTTGCCACTCATCTTCTTCTTCAACAGAAACCCAGGATTGGCCTTGCCATTGATTGCTTTGCAATACCACGAAGTCAGAATCGACATTGACTTGTCCTCTGAGTATGAGACCCACGTGACTGGCTTGAAGGTGTGGGGTAACTACATGTACCTCGACACTGAAGAGCGTAGACGATTCGCGCAAAAGGGTCACGAATACTTGATCGAGCAAGTTCAACACACTGGTACCGATGCCTTGGAGGCGTCTGGTACTAAGCAAGTCAGATTGTCCTACAATCACCCAGTCAAGGAATTGGTCTGGTGTGTCACTGACGGTGTTTCCACTACACAAGACTTGTGGAACCTTGGTACCTTCCTCGCCACTAGTGAAGTTACAGTTGCTTCGGGTCAATTGACTGATTCTAATTGCGTTGCGGTCACAACTTCTACGTCTGGTGCCCCACAGTTCATCACCGGTGACCTCGGGGGTTCGAAGGATTATGTTGAAGAAGTTGTTGGTGCGCTTAACACTGCCAAGTTGGTCCTCAACGGTCAAGACAGATTCAAGGAGCAATCCGCTAAGTACTTTAACCAAGTGCAACCATATGCCCACCACAGCGGTTCGCCATGTGCGGGTGTCTACTCGTACTCCTTCGCGCTCAAGCCAGAAGAACATCAACCAACTGGTACGTGTAACTTCTCCAGAATCGACAACGCGCAAATGTCGATTACTTGCCGTGCCAAGCAAGGTCGTACGGCTCTCGCCCTCCAAATGTTCGCGGTTAACTACAACGTTCTCCGTGTGCAATCCGGTATGGGTGGCCTCGCGTTCTCCAACTAAGCGTGTATTAAACGTTTACTAGCAAATAAATAAAATTTAAAAAATATATACAAATAAAATTTAGATTTTAAAATTTAGACCAAATTTTAAAGTTTAACCTTAAAATACTTCTGTATTTTTTCGAGTATGTACCAGTTCGGATCAAGTTTACCCGTTTCGATCATGTTTATAGTATCTAACGTTTCGCCTATTCTGTGTGCAAGCTCAACTTGTGCATGACTTCTTTGTATACGTAAAAGTTGTATTCGTTTACCTATTGGTTCTGACATATTGATAATGATTAGAGTTTAACGCCCAAAACACGACGCAGTTTTTGCATGATTTTATGATCCGGTATTGATTTACCCAATTCGTACGACGAAATTATGTCTGAAGATACGTTTATGAGATTAGCAAGTTCTTTTTGCGTATACTGTTTTGCGACACGCGCCCGTTGGATTGTTAACCCCGTTTCTTTACTGACCTTTTTGTGTGTCCCTAAATCAGTTTCGTCAAGTTTCTGTTCCGGTGATTTACCCGAATATTGACCCCGTTTAGGTAATTTGATTTCTTGACCCATAAACTTGACGTATTTTTCCTTTTCTTTTTCTTTAGTAACACTTTTACCATGTATGGTAACTTCATCCCAATCTTGGTGGAACATGTTTTATATTATAAATACTTAAAATTTTAAGTCTTTTTTTGTATAAATGAAAAGTACTTATATATTCTTAATAATTTTTGGAACTGTGGGTGGTTCATGTGTATTGTTTAATCCGGTGGTTAAATGTTATTATTACTGTTTCCCGTATAAAAAGGAACACGTTGTTGAAATATAAAGATTTTATCATATATACTAGTAAGTATGATAGAAGTCTACACAGACGGAAGTTGTCTAGGAAACCCTGGTCCCGGTGGTTGGGCGTATATTATAGACGACTTTATAGGTCGAGGTGGTGCTAAGGTAACCACAAACAATGTAATGGAAATGACCGCGGTCGTAAAAGCACTCGAGAAGTGTATAGAATTAGGACACGATACTGTAACTGTATATACCGATAGTAACTATGTAAAAATGGGATTACTCGAGTGGTCGAAGAATTGGGAACGTAACGGTTGGAAAACGAGTAAAGGTGAACCCGTAAAGAATAAGGATTTATGGATACACATGTTATACCTATTGCGTAAAATTGATTTTGTTGATATAAAGTGGGTCAAGGCACACAATGGAAACGAAAAGAACGAGATTGTAGATACACAGGCTCGTGAGTATGCCTATTTATTTTCTAAGAAAGAGTAATGGGAGAAGACACTATACCAGAACAACATCATTGGTGTCCAAAACAAGAAAAGCTCCTAATCCGATGGGCCGAGAAGGCTGCCGGGTACCGATGGTTACACAATCACGCGCGTATGTTTTATAAAAAACAGAACGATTGGTTATCATACCCATGTATAATCATATCAAGTATTACGGGTGTTGGTGGTTTTGCGGTTTTAAGTCCTAATGATCAAAACATGTCAACCGAACAAAAACAAAAAATTGTTATTTTTCAATACTTTTTCGCGTTTATGAATGTTATTGCGGGTATACTTACATCTATATCAAAGTTTAACAATTCTTCGCGTATGATGGAAGCACACTCGGTCATGTCTGTTCAATACTCAAAATTTTATAGGAACATTGATATGGAATTATCACTCGAAACGAAATACCGCGAAGACGTTTTAGAATTTGTAAATAAAGTACGTCTAGAATACGATAGATTACTTGACGATGCACCCGATATACCTTCACATACAATAGAGGCGTTTAATGAAACGTTTCCATGTAAAGAAAATAAACCTGACGTGTGTAACGGGTTAAGTATAATATCACAAGATATGACTAAAAGTGATGAATTACGAACATCAAATGTGGTAAAAAAATGGATATTGAAACAGAAGTCTTCGCGACAATTACCAACACCGAGACAATCACTGGATTTGGAGTCTTACCCTTCGTGTGGGGTATAAAGTTTACATTATATAGTACAGTACAGTGCGAATGATTGAATACAAAGAATACGTTTTACGGTTAGTAAAAATCGTGTTTGGCTTAAAGTTTATGGTTGATGTATAAATATGATCCTATAGCTCAGTTGGTTAGAGCGCGGTGCTTATACACTACTAGGTATACCTAAGTGACTTTAGTGTCACAAACGCAACGCCGAGGTCGCGGGTTCGACCCCCGCTGGGATCACACCTACTTTTTAACGTGTTAAAGATATACCACGTTAAAAAGTAAATGATTAGAGTTTCTTCAATTCCTCCAAGTCCCGAAAACAAACGTAACCAAATACGTAAGAACATTCTCGAAGGTACGTATTCTAAAAAAATAAATATTGCGTTTCAAACGTTTGAGAACCCACGTCTTCAGTTTAGGTTCGCGGAAGCACTCGACGAGGCGTATGAAAAGTGTTACGTTTCGGGAACATCAGAAGAGTGTTTTGCGGCATGGCAAGAAGTTGATGAATTGGAAGATTCAATGATGCGTCTCGGCGTAGAAGTATTTCAAAACTATAGTATGCGGTACGGATCTCTCCTTCGACGAACATTCAAACTTAGATGGAATGTTCGTAACGTCGAGGACCATCACGTCATACCAAAAGAGTTCAAGAGTCACCCAATTATTGAAAAGCTAAACTATGATATCCACGCGAGTCAGAATATAATCATGATGCCGCGTGAAATTGGTAATTTGCGTGAGAATAGACTTACACACCGAGGTAATCATAAAAAGTATAACGAATATGTCGGTAACGTTCTCAATTCGATGGAAAATACCGATATATCCGAACCAGAATTTAAAAAGTTTGTTGACTTTTTAAAAGATGGGTGTCGGTTTCGTCCACAGGATATACCATGGTAGGTAATATTAGCTTAAAGAATACATGCATCATATATACTGGGAGCTATTGTCATATAGTGGTTAGTATCTTGGACTTTGAATCCAATCACCTAGGTTCAAATCCTAGCAATAGCTTTTGTATACGATGCCGTGGCCGAGTGGTCTAAGGCGCCAGATTAAGGCTCTGGTTCGAAAGAGCGCAGGTTCAAATCCTGCCGGCATCACCGTGCGATAGCTCAGTTGGTAGAGCATTGGATTGTAATTTTGAATTATTATAACTATTCGTTTAGTTGCTAAACTCCAATTGTCCCGAGTTCGACCCTTGGTTGTGCGACCCCCATACCCGTTTCTCTCGTAACTCAGTTGGTTAGAGTGTGCGACTGTTAATCGCGAAGTCACCGGTTCAACTCCGGTCGAGAGAGTTTTTACAAATTTAGCAAACGATCGCAGGTTCGAACCCTGTCGCGAGCATATTTCTCTAACGAGCTCGTGTGGCCAAGTGGTAAGGCATTTGCTTTGTACTTATTTTTTTAAAATATTACAATATTTTAAAAAATTAAACGTCCCTCAACGACGCGATAAAATTCATCGACGTTCGTTCTTGTTTCATAAAATCATATTGGCTCAACGCGGCTTGAACTGTGGGAATAGGTACCCCAGAGTTAACGCAATGCATGACAAACGTTCTCGCAAACTCGACGGTTGCATCCATCACGTATAAGGGATCGTGGGTTTCAAACATGCGACACGCCACGTTCGAGTTTTTCGACCAGATTACGATTTTCCCGTACGAAATTTGGTTACCTTCGTAAAGTGCCATTGCAAAACAGAACCGGATCGTTTGGAGAATAATGTTCGTATCGTAAAACGTATTATACGATTGGTGTGTTTCGGATAATTTCGCGTATTGACTCGTCATGCGTGATGTAATAGACGAGTGTATGACAGGTGTTGGTAACCGCGCTTTGAATGTATACTCCATGAACCACGTGGTCGAATTTTTAACTTGGGCGACTTGACTATAGTTTCGGGTTACGTAAAGTTGGCTTTTACATCGATCAATAACGGGTCCTGAAACGTCCATGTTCTTTGCCTTATCCATGAGTGAAAGCATGACAGGAACGTTCCCGTTACAGTATGCAAACGCATCACCGACGACTTGAAACATGGCACACTCGAGACCATCAAGAACCATTTTCGCGAAATGTCCCGAACCCGGCATATCCCCGGTATGTTGAACATTTTTAGCGAACGAATAGAATAAGGGTTCGTGGGATCTAAAAATACGTTTTTGACCTCCGACGAGAAACGCCTCGTTCGTCAGGGATGCACTTAAATAGTGTACGT